GTTAGCAGGTTCTACCGGTGCTACAGGCTTAGCAGGTTCTACAGGAGCCACTGGGTTAGCAGGTTCTACCGGTGCTACAGGCTTAGCAGGTTCTACAGGAGCCACTGGGTTAGCAGGTTCTACAGGTGCTACAGGCTTAGCAGGTTCTACAGGTGCTACAGGGTTAGCAGGTTCTACAGGTGCTACAGGACCGGGTATTTCGTATGCTGGTACCAATGGAGCCCTAATGTATTATGGCGGAGCTGGAGTTGGGATTACAGGTAATGCGAATTTGACATACAGTACAACTACTTCACAAATAGGATTTAATGCCCCAGTAGAAGCTGCTGTACCTACAGTTACTGGAACTTATACTTCAGGAACTACGGGGGCATATACGTACTATATTTTCACCGGACCGGGAACATTTACTCCGGCTGCAACTACATCATCAGTGTATTATTTCGCTGTTGGCGGTGGAGGTGGTGGTGGTAATAATGTAGGTGCTGGTGGAGGTGCTGGTGGATTACAAACAAACGATCCATTATTATCGAGTATACCATTCAGTTCAAGGCAATACAATGCAGGATCATTGACCTTGAGTCCAATTACACATAACATTACGATTGGTGCAACAGGAGTCGGAGCAACATCAGGCTCGGCTAATGGAGGTAATGGTGGAAACACAACATTTGCTATAAATGGAGGAGCTACGCTTGTAACCGCATTGGGTGGTGGTGGTGGTGGAACAAATCCAATTGCTGCAGCAAATACTGGTGGGTGTGGTGGTGGTAGTCCTTTTACTGGTTCGATTACACCAGGAGTAACTGGGTTTCAGGGAGGATACGGTGGAGCAAGTGCAACAGCATCTTTTTCTACAGGTGGTGGAGGTGGTATAGGTGGAACTGGTGGTTCTGGAAATAGTACTAATTCTGGATCTGGTGGTTTACCTTTAACATATTATGTGAATGGGTTAGCTTATGGTGGTGGCGGTGGCGGTGGCGGTGGTGGAGGTAGTAATATAGTACCTGGAAGTGGCGGTGGTGCTGGTGCTGGAGCGGGATCTATTTTTACAACTACAGCTGTTACAGGACAATCGGCAACCATCGCAAACAGAGGTTCTGGTGGTGGTGGTGGTAGTGCTGGTAGTGGTAATGGAGGTAACGGCAGTGCAGGTGTTTTTATTCTATTAGTTCCATCGCCCGGCGCAGCAGTTTCCACGAATTTTGCAACTGTTGGGTTGACGGGAACGGGAAATAATCTAGCGATTTCGGCAACGAATAGTATTGCGATGTCGGCCGGGGCAGGTAGTACCGGATTATCAATGACGAATCTTGCGTCTGTATCATCTGCGACTCCATCAGGATTTTATCGAATGCTTTATAATCCCACTACAGGTCAGATTGTGTATGGTAGTAACTTAAGTCCTTAAACAGATTATCAGTATGGCGCTAGATTTATCGATGTATTATTTGATTCAATAATTTCAAGCCTTGGAGGCGTGTAAGTTTATAATATTGTTTGCAGAAAGGATATACGAAAAGCGAATACCTAAAAAGTGTGACTGAAAAGAAGTCGTTAAAGTATCAATAGTTGATCCAGTGAGGTACTGAATATAAGCTAGTATATCCCGTTTTACACCGTCAGAGCACGGTGATGGCCGAATTAAAGCTACTGATAAAACCTGGTAATCAACCGGAAATCCAGCTGACGCCCACTGAATGAGGTTCTGTTGAATTCCCGAAGTACTGGGTTGAATAATAAAATTCATAGAAGTTTTATCCGCATTTTCCGACTCGGTTGTCACATCGTGATACTGTACAAGCTCATTCAATGTCATGATATAAGTAGGCTGCGTTACACCAGTTACACCAGTTACTCCAGTTACGCCCGTAGAACCACTAGCACCAGTTACACCACTATCTGCCATTTTACAATAAACTCGGATAAGAATAATGATATCCCTACTCTGGGGTTTTGTCGGTGTAATTACTGGACTGGAATAGGAACTTCTGTTTTTAATGGTGGTGGCCTTGGAGTCGCATGGAACGGTGTTATGTGGGTAGCTACAGGTGCTGGAACTGCTAATACATTAGCGTACAGCTCTGATGGAATTCACTGGACTGGATTAGGAAAGACTATTTTTTCAGGTGGCAGCGGATTTGGGTACGGTGTGGCATGGAATGGTGTTATGTGGGTATTTCTTGGGGAGTTTTGGGTCTATCGGCTCCAGCACCAGCTCCGCCATGATAATCTAAAAATAGTCCATAATTCATATTTTATTCCAATTAATTAAAGTTTTATGTAAGTAATGTCATATCTTGGATTGGGCGGCACTACACCGTATCAAGGAAATATCATTCCAGTATCGGCATACTTTGACAATTCCTTTATACTTGGACCAACAGGACCAACTGGTGGAAGCACTGGCATAGGTGTTGGCGGAATTACAGGGCCTACCGGATACGCTTTGGCTAATGTCCTGAACATAAATTCATCTGGATTAATTACATTCAATAACTATCTCAGAGGAACGGTGACCGCGAACGGAACTACACCTGTTTCGGTATCTAATTCTCTAGTTTCTTCAAATAGTATTATTGTCCTGAATCGTAATTCTACAGCCGTAAATACACTTCCAGCATTCGTCAGCTCACTTACGCCAGGTACAGGGTTTACGATCGTAAATACAGTAGCAGACACATCAACATACAATTTTTTAATACAATAAACTCGGATAAGAATAATGATATCCCTACTCTGGGGTTTTGTCGGTGTAATTACTGGACTTTTAATGGTCTCCGTCTTTATCCCTCCAGTTCGCGAAACTCAAGACGTGCCTACACCCAATAAGTCTGATGTGTTCTTTACCAAGACTGGGTGCGTAAAATTTAAGTCAAAGGAAGTTCCGTGCTCAAGCGATTCCAAATCGCTTAATTTTATAGCTTCATCACAATAGAGATGTTTGTAGACCGCATCTTAGGTATTTTCCGTAACGAAAAAGCTATTCCATTCCTATCGTTCTTAATTGGGTTTGGTGTCACCATAATGTTATTTCACCGTCCAATTCCTACCAAGACCACACTATCGGTTCCAGTAGCGGATATTGAGGGCAAGACTGTTCCATTCAATAAGAAGTGTTATACCTATCACGCGGAAGATGCGCGATGTGATTTACCTTCTTTTAAATAAAGAAGATGGAAGGAGCTACTGATTTAAGTGAACTTATGGGATCAGGGCCAGTCCAAAATCCCAGCCTTCCCCAGTCAACTACTTTTTCACCAATTGTTACCGGCGGAACTGATCCTTTTGTAACGAATGGAATGTCAACTGGACAGAATCAGAATAAGCCAGCTGCTCAGCTTTATAGTCAGGCACATACGTTCAGCACGGTTCGGTATGCAGTGAAAAATCTGATGACTTACTTTGGATTTTTCTTAGCCGCTATGGTTATTTCCCTATCTACGCCTCGGTCTCTGATTCTGCAGTACATTCCTAATACCTATACTGCCGGAGGTGTACCATCATACCTGGGCGCGGCGATCCTTGCTGGGGTGGCAGTGGCTATTGGATATGTCGTGGGTACACTGGGTAGTTCCCTCATTTGAAGAGTACAGAACCTTCAGCAATCCATACTTCTTAATACACTTTTCAAGAAACTTAATACAATCATAGCAGGGTTCTGAGTTTAGAATCTTGCCCTGCTTGTTAATTCGGACAACTTTTAAAACACACCCACGAAGTTGTGAAGTGTCACCTAGACTTTTCACAGCTGCGCGTTCTGCATGTATAGTGTTGTTTGACCATCCGCATCCACGCGAACGCGAACCAACCCTATTGCGCGAACTCGCAATCTCCTTACCGTGCTTCTCGATAGTCGCATAATGCAAATGCGTATTCTGAAACACCGAAGAGTAATCCATTTGATTGAGACTTTAATATAACTTGCATTCATTAAAACAGATTCGTTTTCAAATACTAATGGAGTGGTTCTCCTTTCGCCGTATGTCAAAAGGATGGCAGAATGATCCGCCTGCAAAAGTTTATACCAATATCATGTTTGGACCAGGAATGTACTTATCTCCAGGGTTTGTAAAGTACCACAATATTACACACGTTATTAATTGCGCTTTTGACAAAGATAGCCCAAAATGGTTTCGCGAAAAGTATCCTGCCAATTATGTGTGCTTAGAAGCACTTGATAGCCTAGACGAAGACATTCTTAAATGGTACCCTAAATTTGAAGAAATATTAAATAGTTTCTTACGCGATCCTAACTCAAAGAATATATACATTCATTGCCAGTGTGGAATTAATCGATCAGGATTTTTAGCTCTTCTTTTCGTATGTAAACGGTTTAATTTTTCATTCAAAATGGCATCGGATATTATACTAAAACAGAGACCATGTGCACTCACTAATTCGTCTTATAAGGAGCAAGTTATTGAGTACATAACAAAAAATGAGATAATAATGTAATGGGAGATACAGGTGGAAATCCACTATTTGCAAACGCTAAAAGTGGTGGAGATATTGAAACTGAATTACTTGGACCATCATACAGTTATGCTGATAACATACCTGCACCATCATCTTTGGGCGTAGGAACAAATGGAACATTCAGTCAGATGGGAACGAACGTATCTGCGATTGGAACCTACGTTTCAACACTCATTGATGGAGATCCTCCTTTGGGTAATCAGTATTTTGTGAATACTGGCGGCACATGTACTGCTCCTGATGGTTCTACACAGTCACGATACAATTATGTAAATAACAAGCCAAGTGTAGGCGATTTATTACCTGCAAGTATGTCCGAAATTGGAACTGGAATACAAGGTCTGATTCCAGGAGTGATTGGAGATATTGAAAGTTTGAATCCTCTTTATTTAGTAAATTCCTTACTTGCAGATGCAGTTCCTGCATGTGAGTGTTACAAGTGTACAGTAACAGATGGCGCCCCAGCTCGATTACTGACAACGTCATTATCACCAGATTTTGATCCAAACGAGTGTACCCAGGTAGATTTATCACAGTGTTTGGCCTCTACAGAATCATTTGAAAATATGGGAGTAGGTGCGTTTATTCCGACCATTGTCGCAGGGGTAGCGTTAGTAGCTATTCTTATGTACAAGTAGTATTTTAAGGCAGTAAATTTGAAGTCTATAAATGGACAATATATTCCGAATAAAGAAGTCCAGGGATATTCGATCCAAGAAGACTGAGGTTATGGGAACACTGGATTCTATCCACCAGTCTGTTATTTCCACCATTAAGGAAGAAACATCAAATATTGAGGATAGTGAAAAGCATCTTGAAGAACTTAGTACAAAATTAAAAAATCTTGAATCATCTACAAATTTGAATGATATTTTAGAAGCATCAAAAATTCGTGAAGAATTAAAAAACCTTACAGAGCGATTAAGTTGCGAAAATCCATTAGAAGATTATTATCTAAAAAATGCCGATATTATTCTGAAGTATTATGGAACAGGGGATAAAGCGCAAAGCATTACGTGTTTACCTTCAGACGCTAATACTTTTGTAAAGTACTTATCTCAGTCGGCGGAAACAACTGCTCCTTCAAAGAAGAAGTTATATAATGAATACGTTACACGAATGAAACTGAATACCGGAGAAGCAATTGATGTTAAACAGGCTATTACAGAGCACTGCGATAAGTGTAATATTGCGCGTGAAGAAGTTTCTGAAGAAGGTATTTTAGTATGTCCAAATTGTGGATCTGAAGAGTATATGCTTGTAGTATCCGACTTCCCAAGTTTCAGAGATCCACCAAAGGAACGTAATAATTATGCATATAAAAAGATTAATCATTTGAATGAGATTCTGAATCAGTTTCAGGCAAAGGAGTCCACCATTATTCCGAATGAAGTTATGAATGAAGTTGTTCTGGAAATCAAGAAGCGTCGTATCCAGAATGTGGCAGAACTTACTGAAAAAGATATGCGCGAAATTTTAAAGAAGCTGAATAGATCAAAGTATTATGAGCATGCTACTCATTTTATTTCTAGACTTAATGGTAACCCTCCCCCTACAATTACTCCTGAAATTGAAGAAAAAATAAGGACAATGTTCCAAGAAATTCAGGCTCCGTTCTTAATTTACTGTCCAGATGATCGAACTAATTTCTTATCGTATTCTTACATTCTGTACAAATTCTTTGAACTTTTGGAACTTGATGAGTACAAGGTATATTTTCCTCTTTTAAAATCACGCGACCGGTTGATTGCACACGACCAAATTTGGGCGAAGATTTGCGATTATTTGAAATGGGAATTTATTCGCAGTGTTTAGAAACCGAATTTACTTTATATTGAATAACATATCGTAATGAGTAGAACCTTAAGTATTATTGAAACATTTGTGGGAGCCGGTGGAGCTCATCTTGGATTTAAGAATGCAGGATTTGAATCAGTATTAGTGAACGATATTGATCCAGATACTATTAAGACACTTATTCAAAATAAGGTAGTTCGTGAACATCAGTGTCTCACTTGTCCGATCGAAGAAGTCACGGAAGATCAACTAAAGGGACTCAATCCTGATGTTTTATTTGGAGGAATTGTGTGCAAGGGGTTTTCAATGGCCGGTGTACGTAATCCTTTTGATGTAAGAAATTACCTTTACAAACACCAGCTTCGGCTAGTTTCTATCCTGAAACCCAAAGTTAGTGTCATTGAAAATGTGACGGCAATCAAGAACATGATTCTTTATCGAGAATGTGATGAGACGGTAAATACCTTCAGGGAATATACGCAGTTAAGTGATTTGAATAAGAATCTGAACGGCGAGAAATCAAGTAAACGTAAATCAAATGAGTCATACGCTGATTTGAATGTGGAAATTAATAAGAACAAGAAGAAGATGGATGAACTTCTGAAGAACATTGAAAAACATAAGTATTCAGTTATGGACGATATCAAGTCTGAATATGAGCGTTTAGGCTATACATTCTACGAAAAGATTCTTCAAACTGATAAGTATGGTGGGTACACGAATCGCAAGCGTATTATCATGGTGGCTGTAAGGAATGATATTGAAACCGTATACGAATTTCCTCCTGAATTGAATACTTCCAATACTCTGAACGATGCACTCAATCTAATTGATTATACTGGAATAAACAGGGCTGAAGTTGATGAAGATAACAAGCCAATGAAACATAATAAAAAGACAGTTGATCGATTCAAGTTGATTCCGGAAGGTCAAAATATTGCAGATGTAGTTGATGAATTACCTGATGAATTAAAAATTAGTGCTTTCTATTCACGAGGAAATACTCAGCGTCTTGATAGACATAAACCTGCACCGACTTTAGTTCCAGGACATAGTAACTTCCCAATTCATCCGTGGGAACATCGGTCAATTACAGTTCGTGAAGCGGCTACTATTACTGGATTTCCTATTGATTATAAGTTTCATGGATCTCATACGTCTCGGTGTATTCAAATAGGAAACGCAGTTCCTGTTCATTTGGCCTATGCTGTTGCTCTATCTATTAAGAAGTTGCTGGAAACTTAGACTTGATGAATTCAAACATCTTATCACCCATACCGCGATCACCAAAGTACTTGAAGAGCCTATCAAACTCTTCGGCCATGAACTTCTCTGGCTCCTTCGAACACTTGCGGTCATTGCAGCCTGCACATAGAGCATTGGCATTCTCTAGCGTAGACTGACCACCCTTCTCCTTGGGAACAAAGTGATCAATCTCGATGTTGCCTTTGGAACCACACAGCTCGCACTTATGACCACAACGCTTCAAAATCTCCTTTTTAATTTTATCAGTAAATGAGTGTGCCTTCGTAGACCCAGTAAACTCAGCATACTTCTCCAGATTCAGGCGAAATGGACCCTGCTTGGTTCCGCTACGATTATCCCAGCAACCCTCAGTAGTCTCGCACCTAAACTTCTCAAGAGCACGACCTGGATCGCCATAACTCATAACAATACTTCCATCATGGTTCCTCTTTGGACCGTTTTTCTTATTCCAATCTACGCCTCCGTCTTCTGCGACACGTTTGTTACAGAAGGCGGCAGCTTGTGGCTGTGTCCACCATTCATCGCACGGAAGTGAAAGTAGAAACTCCCTGAAATAGTACATCTGCGTACCGTTCTTGGGCATTGAAAACATCTTGTTGATTGCTGCATTGTAATTGTCCTGCATCTTTGGTATTAATGTATAACCATATTCAGATGAATGAATCCATTTTTCTATATAAAGGGCTTTCACATTATTTTCTTCATCAAGAACATATCAATGACTGTCAGCCGGTGGGGTTATCATCTTATTATAGATGCTGCCCGCTGTATGCCAAATAACATCCGTTGTGCCAATAATATTGAACGCTTCTCAAAGACCCTAGTTGACCGAATTGATATGGTGCCATATGGCAAGCCCCAAATTGTCATGTTTGGGTCAGGAAATAAGAAAGGATACACACTAGTACAGCTCATTGAAACCTCAAATATTACCGGTCATTTCGTAGAAGAGACGAATGATCTTTATCTCGATGTATTCTCCTGCAAGAAGTTTGATATTAATACCGTTGACGCTATTGTTCGCATGTACTTTGTCCCTGAGCATATTAAGAAGACTTACCTTGAACGCCACGCCGAGGTTCCTGATGCGCCTGGGTGGTAAAAATATGCTCTAAAATAATAGAAATGAAGATAGATAAAAACGATGAAAGGTATAGTATTATTAAACCTATTATAACTAAGAAAAAGGAAGTATTGAAAACAATCACGATAGATGGTCGTAACTTTTATTTCGAGTTTGGGTTTGATACGTGTGATAACGTAGGGCTGTGTTACGATTACGGTTGGAACGCTCCTGAAACATTTGAGATATGTTATTATGACACGCGAACTGGTTGGGACCAAATTAGAACATTTTTATAAGAAACTGTATAAAAATAACATTGTGGTGGATTTCCATCCCAATGTTGTATTTTAAGATTTTGTAATAACTTTAGTGTTCAGTAAGCATCGGCCTTACCTGGGCACGGTGCATGCTTATCTGAGATGAGAACGCAATCTCCATTTCCGCACTGACGGTATCCTTCTGGGCAGCTGGGAACGCGACGACTATCTGGGTTATCAAATCGCTCAAATACCCCATAAAAGTATACTAGAGCTAGGGCTAGTACAACAAGTGGAACAAAAAACTTCAACATTTATATTTAATCCTGTTTAGATTTTGGGGTGGCATCAGAAGGGTAAGTCGCATGTCCAACTGGGACACATCCTGACTGATTGACCCCTGAATCGGTAGATCCCATTACATAACCATTGGGGCACGTATTTCCAAAATTTGTGGCGAATGTCTCGACATATCCACGAACATTCAGCCAGTAGAAGCGCATAACTACCGACGTAACAACGGCAAATACTAGCATGTGAACTAGTAGAACGGTATTACGAGGAGAGCTGCGAGAAGGTAGAGTAACTAGAACTCCTGGAACAAATGCTACAAAGAGAAGAGCGGATATAATAGCACTCACGATATCCATTTATATTTACATATAGGATTTCTTCACCCAATTACGATCGGCCTTGAAAGTGCGAGAGCGACCCTTGGAAGTACGCTTAGTATAAGTGGCGGCCGCATTGAGCTTGCGGAAAGTAGAGAGGGACCCATATCGCTTTACTGCCTTCTTCAAAGCCTTGTGTCGAGCCGTCTTTCCTTTAGTGGCTGAATATCCTAGACGCACAAGCTTGCCTTCTTTTAGCTTACCAATACCTGGTCCGTGCTTATCCGTCCACTTGCCTGGTGCACCCATATCGCGAACACGTGCTGAACGAACATGAACGCCGCGCTTGGTTGTATACGCACGACGACGAATCGTGCGTCCACCCATAATCGGAACATGATTAGCAGCTACTTGAGCAATACCACTTCCGCCATCCTGAGCTGAACAGGACATTTATACCTTCTTTGTGAAAAAGCTAGGGCAGCACTTCTTGACCTCAGCTAGAGCAACACTGGCAACCTTTCCGACCTCAGCCTTAGCTAGCTTTACCGCCTCAATGACATAAGGAAGTGAAACATCGCACCAGGCTACGAGTTCAGTCTTCTTATCCTCAGGTAGCTGGGACTCACGAATAGCCTTCTTTACCTCCTCAACAACAAACTTGCCCTTATCTTCATCCGAACGATCAGCTAGAATTTCAACCTCGGCGATGGTCTTAAGTACGAAGGTCAGGAGCTCAGACTTATTTGCAAAATCTACTACAGCTGCGGTAACAACTGGCGCTACAGCTACAACTACATCAGGTACAGTAGGAGGAGTAGAAAGGTCTGACATTTTGTTACTACTTGACAATTATTCTCTAAATCGTAAACTCATATGAAAAATCATGTAAATATAAATGTTACGGTTAATTTTGAGTGCTTTGGCGTTTGCAGGAACCAAAGCACAAACTATGGGATACGACTGGAATGGATTTAGTGCATCTGGTCTCGGTTGCGGATCAGATTCAGGAGCGCTCAATGTAGGTCTCAGTCAGTCCCTGCCTCCTGGTGCTACAGGTCTGAAAATGAAACAGATCGCGTTTGCGATTTACGGATCCAACTCCCTCCCTGCGTTTATTCAGCTGGACGGAAGTACCGCTACTCCTCGTCTCTCGACTTCAAGTGCAGTGCAGTGTTGTGGTTCAGGATGTGATCTGGCTGTTCAAGTAGCTGCTGCAGGATACTCGTGGTACAACTCACCCTGCGGCCAGGCTCCGTGTGGTAACGCTAACAAATGGTACTATATGGACTTCTCTGGAACAGCGGTGGGAACCACGGAACAATCCGGTATTTATCAGGCAACCTTCTATAATTCTGGCGGATCTCAGATTGGAGCTAATATGATCAATCTTGGAGCCGGATCTGTATTTTTCATGTCATATACCGTTATCATTCCCTCTCCTACCCCAACTCCATCGTTAACAAAATCTCCAGTGTCGCCAAGTTTGACAGCTTCGGAGACTGCGTCTACATCAATATCTAGGAGTGTATCAGCCAGCGGATCAATAGACCCAACAGATTCTCGGTCGGTGACTGCGAGTCGGAGCACATCTCGCACCCAGTCGTCCGACGCTACTGACTCACGATCTTCAAGCAACACTATGAGTGTTTCTCGAGCTCCTTCAGTAACTGTTTCTCCATCGCGCGCTGCTTCACTCACTCAGTCTCAGTCTAGATCTGTATCTCCAGTGTCTTCATCCCCAACACCAACCCAGACGCCATACCTCCCATGGTTTCAGGGTCTAGTAGGATGCTGTCACAATTCTATAGACACCACTGCAGTCCAGGCTCTCAACGTTCTGACACCGTATCCTTTCCCAAATATGGGAATTAACCGAATTTCTATTCAATACTGGCCTGTCTCTGCAGGAACGGCGACGTTCACAATTGCGCTGATGGACGTGGCTGGTGGAAGTTTTCCAGGTTCAAGTATTCTGGCATCAAAGATGTTTTCAGTTGTGTCTCCAGGAAGTTTTCCAACCTATTCCCAACAGGTTGCAACGTTCACAGATCTTGATCCAATATCATCCTACGTTCTGGGAGGAGATGTAGAGTATGCTCTGGCGTTTTATAATGCCACACCAGGAATCATAGATCTTGTTTTGGGAGTTCCCAGTTTATCTCCCTACTTCTGGAATGGACTGATGACTGAGCCAACAGGGTCGTTCTATATGGTCGGAAATTCAGATCCTACTAGCGGAGTATGGTCGCAGTCGACATATATTGCGTTTGTAGCTGTAGGTGCTGGATCTGTAACATCCAGTTCTCCATCAATATCTATGTCCAGGACTTCCAGCTCCAGTATATCGGCAACGACTTCGTCCAGTGCCAGTGTCACAACCGCAGAGTCTCTGAGCATAAGTATATCTGCTACACCCCCTTCGAGTTTTAGTTCTAGCGTATCCGACACATCATCATCGTCTCAAAGTTCCACTGTTTCACCAACAACCGTAGTATCTCGAAGCACAAGCCTATCTGCTACCACATCATCAAGTTCCAGTTCCAGCGTTTCGCAATCAACATCTCCTTCTTCATCAGTCAGTGTTTCCATATCCGATAGCAATTCCATGACCATCTCTTCTATGGCAAGTCGGTCAGGGTCTGGATCGTCCACATTGAGCCAGAGCCAAAGCCTTTCTCTTTCAGCCACACTCGCCTCTACTCCTTCTATCAGCGCTATAACTTCGGATTCACCTTCCCTAACAATTTCCATTACTACCTCTCTAACCAGGTCTGTTGGAGTATCATTGTCCGAGTCTGGATCGTCATCGCTATCAATATCTAGATCTTCATCTTCAACTGAGTCCATGTCTTTATCTCCTACATCATCAACAACTGTAAGTTCTTCCGTTTTTCCGACTGCTAGTTTGAGTAAGACTGAATCTCCGAGCAATACTTCTAGAGCCACATCGTCTACGAGCTCCGATACAACCGGATCACCGAGTTTTAGCATGAGTGTGAGTATTAGTATTACATCATCCACATCAATTACACTAAGTCCATGTCCTCAAAGTTTCCAGCAGATAAGTAATACGACAATGTCGGCAACTTCCACTCCTCAGTTTTATACAACTGCATTCCCTACCGTAACTCCAACATACAGCCCTACCCAGAACGCCACTCTACCTATCATTGTGGTAGATGGTCAAGCTACAAACATGACCACCACGAACGCTCTAATTGGAGCCACACTTGCCCTCATTATTGTTGCCGTAGCTCTAGCTGCTGGACGGTATCTCCCTGCTGGTTGGGCACAACGATTTCGTCGTATGATCCCCCAAAAAACAATTGACGACTTCAAACGTGATCCATTGGGTTCGGTAACCGCGATGGTCAATGATCCCAAGAGTGTGCTCAAAAGTATCAAGATCCCTGATAGTGTAAAAAGTATTACAGATATGGTTCCCAAAGATCTCAAAGACAAGTTTGTTCCTGACAGCATTCAGAAATTAATAGCCCCATCAACAGCAACAGTTCCACATGTAGATGCAGATACTGTAGATGAGAAAACCGAACGCCCTTCCACTCCTGAGTCTCGTCGTGCACCACCTCCTTTACGTGTAGAACATGCTCCTGAACCCAAACAAGAAGTAGAGGAAGTTACAGGAATTACTGAAGATCTAGGAGTTATTTCTCAAACAACGAAGGAACCTATTATACGCCAATCATCATCTATTCTTCAGATAAATACCGAAGATCTGGCGGCAGTTCAAGCTTACTTAAAGCAGAAAGGAACTGATCACAAAGTTATTTCCTGAGAGTTTTCCGATGTTTTTTCAAAATGTGTGCTCGCATCTTCTTCATTCTTACCGAACATTTGGGACAATCTCCAACATCAGGAGAACAATAGTGGCAGTATGCAAAAAGTTTATTGCGGCGCGTCTGCATTCTGATTTTTAGGGCAAGAAGAACATCCTGGCTTTCCTGCCACCTTAATTTGGGAAGATACTGAGTAAGCATAAAGTCCAACAGCGAGCACAGCTAAAAGGATCATCCACCAGGCCATTTATTACTTAGATGTTGTTTTCTATTAATCATGACAACGAAGATTGTGTTGATAAAATATAATAGATGCCAGCAGGTCTTACAATCGATACCGATGCACCTGCTGGACCTGAGAAAATATCGGCTTTAAAACTGACGCCGGAAGAGGAAGCTGCGACTAAAGCTGCGTTAAAGAATGCTACACAAAAGTTATCAAATGAAGTTGCAGTATTGCGATATGCCATTAAAGTAAAGGGTAACACTGATCCTAAGGTTGCGAAGATGTTAGAGAAAAGGGTAGAAAAGTTAGGTAAAGCTCGTAGCGGATCTTTCTTTGAGGTTGGTGGTAGGACTAAACGCCGTAAGAATAAGAAACATTCGCGCAAACATAAAACACAGAAACGTAAATAAAGGACTTAAATACTGTTGATTATTTATAATAAATGGAATACGAAAGTGAGCGTGCTCTTGCCGAAATTGATATAGAAGATGCTAAATCTAAAGCTATGGATGAAGTTGAAGAACATACCTTCAAAGCAGATCCTCTTTGGATTGAGCCGGCCGATACAACTGGACTTCATGGTATTCAAATAGATGAGGTTCCGGAAGGACAGTGGATTAGTGGTGGTAAGACTGGTACTGGTCCCAAGGATGAGCCAATGGCGAGTTCAACGTATGATCACGATCTTCCAGCTTTAGTTAAGAATGGTCCTAAGGAACTTCCAGCAGTTCCAAGTACTCCAGTAGGAAAGCTGACGGCTGCGGATACCGATAAGATGATTAAGGCTCGTACCGGTCCTACCGATGAAGATCTTGCGGATATGTTGAATTCGACAGTGCTTGATATGTATAAGCGAATGGAAGGTGGTCTTTATTCCAAGGAAAATCTAATTAAGGCTTACAATGGCTTTCATAGTAGTTGAGTATCTAATATAGAGTTATGGGTATCCCCTTTTATTTTGCAAGTTTAATTAAATCTCATCGTGGAATCACAGATGCCGTAAGGCGTGGAACTCCTAAAGAAGTGGATGTTCTTGGTGTAGATTTCAATTGTTTAATTCACCGTTATCTGAAAGATGAAGATCCTGTTCAATCTGTGGTCGATGCATTCGATTACATATTGAATCATATTTGCCGAGCAAAAATTGTTATTATTGCTCTTGATGGGCTGGTACCTTACGCCAAAATCGTCCAGCAGCGGTACCGTCGTATGAGAATTAAAGACGAAGCTCAAACTGGAACTTTTGACCGAAACCAAATTTCACCAGGAACGCCGTATATGATTGAACTTGAAAATGCTCTAGCTGCCAAGTTTCCTCAAGCTATTTTGTCCAGAACATCTCAGCCAGGAGAAGGAGAACATAAACTGATGCTGGAACTCGACCGTATTCCTGAAATTCAGCGTCAAAGTGTATGTATTTACGGTCTGGATGCGGACCTTATCCTAATCTGTCTGCAAAACCGCGAACTCACAAAAAATGGAGGAATGACACTGCTTCGTGAAAGTGCAGAATTCAATGATCCGTCGCTAAAAGCTGCAGAGTTTGCTACTTTGGATATTTGGGGATTGGCTCGTGAAATCCCAATTAAAATTCATCAGTATGTTGCCCTCTCTATCATATGTTTCGGCAATGATTTCATGCCCAATTTAGGAATGTTTTCGCTTCGTGAAGATGGGTATAATCGTGCGCTGCACTTATATGCCGATGCCAAGAATCCTGATCTGTATACTCCACAAGGTCGCCTTGCATTTTTGAAAGTTGCTGCGTCCCAGGAAATGGGCGTGTTCAAAGAACGTATTAATTTGAGAAAGCGACCGGAAGAGAAGGGTGTTTTGGGAAAAGAACAATCTAAGTTTTCTCGAAAGTATGGATTGCATGTTCTTGATGGAGTTTTCGATATGAAACCAGTCGTAGAAGCATATTGGAAGACTTTTCACTGGACAATTGATTACTTTATTGAAAGTTCACCAATTAACTGGGACTGGTATTACCCCTATGCAGATGCGCCACTAGTGTCTGATATCATAAAATACACAGAAACTAATATTGAAAATGGCGAACTCAACTATACTGTTGTGGATCAGTTGCAATTTATTATGCCGAAGAGTTCTTTACGTAAGGCGCGTAAACTCGTAAAGTATCCTGATGAACTCCATAGCGAAACTCGCAATCCTTGGATGAAACGACACGACTGGGAAATGAAGCCGCGTATTTCACTTCCTTGGCCTAATGTCTTAACGAAAATTTCCCAAATTTTAAACTAAATCCAACATTAATTGGTTTGTTTGTATAGATGGCCTGTTGACTAAATGGACTCGTAAATTTACCTACTGGAGCAATATTTTGCAAAACGTCTGCCTCAGGAATGGTAATAGTATTTATTGACACGTCTCGTAAATTCCAATACTGCATATTTATCTTCATCATTTCCTGAACATTTCGCATCTGAATAAATCCTTCTCCTCCGCCTTCTTTACCCCAGTTTGCCATCAAATAATTTAAATACCTCTTTCTAAAATCAAAAAGTGATGTTTTTTCAGAATTCATTTTAATAGCTGCAATACACTCACTTACACTGGATTGAACAGGTTTATCAAGTCGTCTGTTTACCGTATTATGTGCTCGAGCAATAAAGACAAATAATTCGTTACGACTTGAATTCCATTCACGATTATTTACGCTATATGATTTGAACATATTCGTAAAATGACTCTTGCAGCTTGGACATGATATAGTCTCCGCAAAGAGTTCAAGAAACTTTGTTACGATAGATCTATCTACAGTAGACGGATTTTCAGGATAATTTAATGATATTGAATGAAGAGTCATCCAACCCATCGGACCCCATATAGCTGTCATTCCAGTTATTTATTAAACCGAAACGAATCCAGCCAATACGGCGCCTTTTAACATTTCACGCTTGAGTTTTGCTGGGGTATTTGAATTCTTCAGTAATTTATGTTTGATAACCAGGTCATCTACCTGTTTATCTGACATCTTTGAAATACGGTGTTTAATTGTTTTCCGATGGCGGCTTTCTCCTCTACCGGTAATAAGACGTATAGTATGTTTCCTTTTTAATGGCGGAGACTTTGCCGGATCAGATACTGCTTTTAGAACTATCTTCTGAGTCTTCTTTAACACGCCGCGTGGGAATGTCTTCATGGTCTTAGCGTTCTTTCCCCCAGTTGTTGTTGATAGGGGTGGTGGAATTTTCTTTGTTTCACTATCAACTTTTGTGATAATTAGGTCACTCATCTCTTATTACAAAACGAATAAATAGATTTACGGAGAACGTGATTCAAACAAGTACCATGGAGTGGGACGCAATTTCCACTTATTTCAAGAACAATGGCGTTCATAAACTTGTAGAGCATCAAATTGAGTCGTTTGAGGACTTTATTCGGAACAAGCTCCCACTCATTGTGTGTTCTACTGCTCCAATTGTGGTTTGGCATGAACAGGATGAGTCAACAAAGAAGTATAAGTACGAGTTCCGTCTTTCATTTGAGAATATTAGTTACATCAAGCCGCGTATCCAGGAAGCCACAGGGCGTATTAAGCCGATGTTTCCCCAGGACGCACGTACTCGTAACTTTACATATTCTGCCCAAATGTTCTGCGATATTCGATTTACTGTTCGGTCATACAAGTCTCCTACATACGCAACTTTCGAAGAGGAAGTTAAAGTATTTGAAGGCGTATCTCTCGGCAAGATTCCAGTGATGCTTGGATCGTCACTGTGTATCATGAAGGATTATCCACTATCAAAGGAGGAGATGGGCGAATGCACTTACGATCCATTTGGATACTTTCTTATCCACGGTTCAGAGCGTACTATTCTAAGTCAGGAGAAGGTAGCTGATAATCAGATCATGATCTTCTTCAACAAGAAGACATCATCAAAGTTTGGATTCTCTGCCGAAATGAAATCGCTACACGAATCATTTACTACGCCTCCAAAGAAGCTTGAGATTCGAATCAGTTCTAAGTTCAATGGATTTGGCTATCCTCTCACTGCATGCGTTCCTCGTTTCCGCGAAGATATTCCTTTGATGGTTTTGTTCAGGGCATTTGGACTGGAGTCTGATCAGGAAATTGCTGAACTCATTTGGGGCGATTCTCCAGATGAAACTCATCTTGATATGCTTTCGGCATCTTTTAAGGAGTGTTCAGACATCAAGATTTATACTCGCGATGATGCTATTGAATATCTCACCCATCATCTTCAGTACGGCACTACGTCAGAAGACAAGAAGGGGTATGTTCGCTCTCTTCTGGAAACTGAGTACTTGCCACACGTACGGTTTGGTGGAGAGAAGGCACCTATCAAGACTCTCGAGGCACGCAAGATGATTCTAACTGCTTGGATTATCAGGAAGCTCATTCTCACGGAGCAGGGTATTATGAAGATTGATGATCGCGATGCTTACCCCAACAAGCGCGTAGTCACAACCGGTGCCCTACTAACACACTTGTTTCGTCAACTATTTCAGAAGGTGTGTAAAGATATTCGCTCCAAGTTCGTGCACGAAGTTAATAACGATACCTGGAAGAAGCGTGAAGTTCCTCGTCCTCTCGAAGTCTTGAATATCAATAATTTGTACAAGATTCTGAAAGTTTCGACCATTGAGGGAAAGTTGAAGCAGGCGCTAGCTACAGGTAACTTTACGGTCCAAGGTCTTGGTACTACATCTACAGCGTCTACTGCGACGAAAGTGGGAGTTTCCCAGGTTCTGAATCGTCTTTCTTATTCTGCGACTTTAAGCCATCTGCGCCGTATTCAGACTCCAGTTGAGAAGTCAGGTAAGCTTTTGGCTCCTCGTAAGCTACATGGAACATCGTGGGGATACGTTTGCCCAGTAGAGACTCCTGAGGGCCATTCAGTAGGTATTGTGAAGGGTATGTCTATGCTTACGTCCGTGACTCAGCATACCTCTTCGCTTGTAGTCCTGTCCGTTCTCAACGAGTTGTCACATGAGATGACGTGGATTACTAATATGCGTAATCACAAGGGAACTGCAGTTTTGGTAAATGGTGTCATTTTGGGATATACTCCAAATCCAAAGGCTGTATATGATTATTTGAAGAAGAGCAAGCTTTCGTTTCGACTCCACCCACATACTGGAATTACATGGAGGATTCAGCAGAATATCATTAGTGTAGAAACTGATGGTGGTAGGTTTGTTCGTCCCCTGTTTCGAGTAGAGAATGGTAAGATGCTGCCATCACCCTCAAATCCGTTAGAGTGGAACGATTGGGTTAAGTCTTGTATTGAGTACATTGATCCTGCCGAAACTGAAATGATTAAGGTTGCAATGTTCCCTCAAGAAATTACGAACCATACTCATTGCGAAATTCATCCTACCTTGATTCTGGGTCATATGGCTTCGAGTATTCCATTCAGTGATCATAACCAATCTCCTCGTAATACCTACCAATCAGCTATGGGTAAACAGGCTATGGGCATCTTTGCTCGTAACTATGCTAAGCGCCTAGATAAGAACGGTTATATCCTATGCTCACCTATGCGTCCATTCGTTGAAACTCGTATGATGAATATCCTGAACACTCACGAAATGCCTTCAGGTGATAATGTGATGGTAGCTATTGGAATTTATGGAGGATACAATCAGGAAGATTCGGTCATTCTAAACAAGGCTTCAGTAAATCGCGGTCTATTTCGAACTCTGTATTACACCATCTACAAGGATGAAGAGCACCGCAACGTTTCATCAGGCAAGGAAGAGAAGTTCGCCAAGCCTCGTCGCGAAAATACTCGTGGATTCAAGATTTCAGCGTACCACGCAATCCAAGATAATGGTGTCCCAGCAATGAATTCATACATCAAGGAGAACGATGTTATTATTGGTAAGGTTACAAGCTTGAAGTCTGACCCAAATGGGTATGCTTTCCGCGACTCGTCGACTGTGCATCGTAGCTCAGAGACTTGCCGAGTAGATGGAGTTTGGAATGATAAGAATTCAGATGGGTACCCATTCGTTAAGGTTCGTGTAGTTTCGGAACGTGTTCCTGAAATTGGAGATAAGGTAAGCTCTCGACACGGACAGAAGGGTACTTGCGGTATCATTCTGAATGAGGAAGATATGCCTTACACCGCTTCTGGACTCCGACCTGATATTATCATGAACCCACACGCAGTCCCTTCACGAATGACTATTGCTCAACTTATGGAAACTATGTATGGTAAAGTGTGTACTGAGCGTGGAACTCTTGGAGACGGTACACCTTATTCACACCTGAAAGTTGCGACAGTGAAGGAACATCTACTTGATCTTGGAATGCATCCTTATGGAAATGAGATTATGTATAATGGTCAGACAGGTGAGATGATGGAGGCTGAGATCTTTATGGGACCTGCTTTCTATCAGCGTTTGAAGCATATGGTGATTGACAAAAAGCATTCGCGTGCTCGTGGTCCAATTGTTTCACTCACGCGTCAGCCTTGTGAGGGTAGGTCGCGTGACGGTGGTCTTCGTGTTGGAGAAATGGAACGTGATTGTATGATCTCGCATGGTGCAGCAATATTCACCAAGGAACGACTTATGGATGTGAGTGATCCATTCACGACTGGATTCTGCAAGACTTGTGGAACTCTAGCAGTCGTAAATCCTGTAGATAATGTATACCATTGTGGAAGCTGTGGAGTAAGCACAAATTTCGAGATGAAAACTATTCCTTATGCAGTAAAGTTGTGGTCTCAGGAACTTGAAGCGATGCATATCGTTCCTCGAATGGTATTTGAATAGAATTAAATACTCGTGATGATTTTCAAGGATATTATTAATTGATATGTACAAGTACTTTATTGAACTTTTAGGAACTACAACTGTTTTGTATGCCAAACTTTTAACTGAAGCTAATCCTACTGTCATGGGATTAGTATATTTTTCAACGTTAACAATTGCCTATAACGTAACTTCCGGATACTTCAATCCTCTTTATGCATTTGCAGCCTATGCTGTGGGTCGAGTTCCATTTCAGGAAATGATGTATAATATCCTGACACAGATTATTGCTATGGGATTAGTTATTATATCGTTTACTCCAATAACAACTTTCATGAAGCAGGGATAATATATCCAAATGAGTTTGTATCTCTATGTTATTGACCCAAATCATCGTGATCGCCAGCGCATTCATGTTCAAAATCGACGCCCAACCGATTCTGGCGTAGATCTTCTTTGCCAAAATACTTATCTCAATTTTAGCAATCCTAATAGAAATCTACCGCCACATCTCGGTGTTGAAATGAAGACTGGTGTTATTGCAGCAGCTATGGATGCTGCAGGAAACCCAGCTCCTTACCTTCTTATTGCTCGTTCTTCTACATCCCTAACTCCACTGCGTATGTCGAATCAAATTGGACTTGCGGATGCCGGATATCGTGGTGAGCTTATTGCACGTGTAGATTGTTTGGATACGTCACTTCAAAATTATACGGTTGAAATGGGACGTCGACTCTTTCAGATCGTTCAACATAATTGGCTGCCATTCAATAATATTGTTTTTGTAGATTCTGCTGAGGACTTACCTGCTCCTCCTGATAATCGCGGCGGCGGCGGATTTGGGTCTACAGGGAACTAACCTCTTAAAACTACGTCTCTTTAGCATAGTGGTAGTGCGTGTCATTTGTAGTAAACTTACTATGACAAGGTCGCGTGTTCGATTCACGCAAGAGGCACATTCGAGACTCAAACGATGTTTCGAATGAGCACTAGCGATATCGCATCATGAACAACAGCTCCCCAGTATGCAGTGTACAATGTAGTCTTGAATCCAAAAAACATTGCCAAAATGAGCACAATTGACCGCAGAAAAGTATTAAGGATGGGGTTCGCGGTCGGAAAAAGTAGAGCGTCCATTTATTCTAGTAATTTTTTTTGTTGCAGTATAGCATAAACACAAAATGGGTGGCGGACTAATGCAGCTTGTCAGCTACGGTGCGCAGGACATCTACATCTCCGGCAACCCCCAGATTACGTTCTGGAAGATTCTATACAAGCGCCACACGAACTTCGCCGTAGAGTCTATTGAGGTTACCTTCAACGGCCAGGCGGACTTCAACAAGCGCGTAACGGCCGTAATTAACCGTAACGCCGATCTAATGTACAAGACCTATGTACAGGTTGTACTACCCCAGATTGATGTTTCATCATCGACGCAGCTCGGCGGCACATCCGCTGGCTTCCGCTGGCTCAACTACATCGGCCACCGCCTAATCAAGCAGGTCGAGCTCGAGATCGGCGGCCAGCGCATTGATCGCCAGTATGGTGACTGGATGCAGATCTGGACGCAGCTCTCCACGGATGCCGGTAACATAGCTGTACTCGACAGCATGATCGGTAATACGCACGACCTAGTTCTAATGAAGCGCTCAAACGGCATTGCCCTAGACACGACCTGCTCGTCCACAGAGACGACGATCAGCTGCATTCCTCGTGCCGGCTGCCCTGCCAAGACGTTGTACATTCCTCTCCAGTTCTGGTTCTGCCGCAACCCTGGTGTAGCGATCCCCCTAATTGCGCTACAGTACCACGAGGTCCGCGTCAACGTCGACTTCGAGACGTGGCAGAACTGCCAGTACACCGAGGGCATCGCCGGCTCACCACTTGCAGGCAATGCGCAGTCCCTAGCCGCTGCCTCTCTATACGTTGACTACGTCTACCTCGACACGGAGGAGCGCCGCCGCTTCGCGCAGCAGTCCCACGAGTACCTCATCGAGCAGGTACAGTACACTGGTGCGGAGTCCATCACGAGCTCATCCAACAAGGTTCAGCTCAACTTTAACCACCCAGTCAAGGAGCTCCAGTGGGTAGTCCAGCGTGACTCATTCGTTGACTGCTCAACCGCTGGCTGGCTCGCGTCAATTGGTGGTGCGCAGCCCTTCAACTACTCCGATGACTTCTCAACGGACGGCCTCATTACGTCACTCCTAGGCCAGTCTGGTCGCGCGACGGCTGGTTCAACTCCCTCCCAGGCGACTGCTGTTCTTGGACAGGGTGCGACGCAGGCCGCGACCCAGTACGGCGCTGAGCTGGCTGACTCATATGGCGTTGCTGAGTTCGAGTCTGGTGTCAACTACCTACTCGCGAAGGTCATCCTAGACTCCGGTGTACGCTGCGAGGGTAAGAACCCTGTTGAGGTTGCCAAGCTACAGCTCAACGGTCAGGACCGCTTCACGGAGCGCGAGGGCTCATACTTCGACAAGGTACAGCCTTACCAGCACCACAGCCGCTCACCTTCCACCGGCATTAACGTGTACTCCTTTGCGCTACGCCCTGAGGAGCACCAGCCTTCTGGAAGCTGCAACTTTTCTCGTATTGACAAGGCCACGCTACAGCTCACGGTCTCACTCAACACGGTCACTGGCAGCCGCACGGCGCAGGTACGCGTCTACGCGCTCAACTACAACGTCCTCCGCGTCATGTCAGGCATGGGTGGACTCGCGTACTCCAACTAAGCGTAGAGTGTGTTACTTTGGTATTCACCGTAATTCAAACATAATAAAAACCACAATTGAACTTCAATACTGAATTTCAATTATGTTATACAAATGAGAGATATGCCGCTAAATCAAATTAAAACACAAAAGGTAATGTATGTTGATGATGTATCACATGTAAACTTGGTAACTAAAACATTTTTATTGTACAATAATAATTGTGAAAATAATATTTTATTTATAGGTGGCTGTCGTATGACCCAATTTGCGTTTTACTTTAATAATATAAATATTCCTCATTTGAAAAGAAATATTTATATGATTTATGTTCCTGACTGGAATGGAAAGTTTGATATTATTCCAAAAAATACAATAAAAAAAATAGTGGATAATACTGATTTGTTTATATGCGAAAGTGTCCAAAAGTATGATATACTTAATACTATAAGTCATCTTGATGTAAACTTTTTTAAAGAGTTTGGAATTACCAATAAGCCGATATTTATGCTTCCAAATTTAGAATTACGAATGTACCATCATACTATTATGCATATTATTAAGAAACCTATTCATGAAGTACATTCAAAATTTCTTCATTCAATGAAGTATTTGTGCGAGCATATTGATTCTTTAGGATACAAACCGGTATCTGATTTCATTCAGCGTAATATTTCTAAAATAAAGTTATTCAATACTCATAGTCATCCAAGACGGTTTTTAATGCTGTTGCTTTTCAAACATATGATGTTAAAAGCAGATATTTCACTTAACTTAGAGTTTTACAATGAGATGAACAAATATTCATTTATAGAAGGACACGAAACACCAGTATGTCAAAAAGATGTAGATTTATATAACATTAAATATAATTGTATTATTAGCGATAATACTGTATTAGAAGATCCAAATGCATATATCAATCATATTCACCCTATAGAACCTTATGAATTCGTAGAAACTGATGAATTTATTATATTTTAGTCTATAATAAGCAAATGATAATTCATACACATTTTGAATCATTGGAAGGTCATCTAACAAACGATTATATCCGCCTACTTGATTTATGGAAGAAAAGTTGGGAAAACATGGGATTTACGGTTGTTATTACCGATAAAAAGTATATTTTAGATAGAATGTCAAGTGATATTGTGAATAGATTCTGTAAGAATGTAGAATCTTTTCCATCAGTAAACTTTAAGGGATTTGACAGAGCATCATTTATGCGATGGGTTGCAGCATATTTGGTTGCATCTGAGTTTAATCAATCAATATGTACTGCAGAACCTGATGTAATTAATTATACATTAAGCATTGATGATGTACTTAAATACACTCCTAACAAATTTAATATTGCTGATCGCGACGGCTGTCCCACATTCACTTACACAAGTAAAGAAATGTTAGAAATTGTAATAACAATGATATCAAATCATAAGTTCACTGATAATGATCATTTTATGGGACGACCTCACCTTTCAGATCAAGATTTCATATGGCGGTACTGTTCAACATTAGATTGGTATAACAGCATTCCAGAACTTATTGGAAGCGTATTTAAGACTGCAGGATGGGAAACTATGAAAATGGTACATTACGGAACTCCATTCTTTATTGAGAAAGGTATAGAAGTTCGCAACAAACCTAAAGCCACTTCTATACTTGAACTTCGAGCAATCTAAGTTTTCTTGTGTAAAATAACACATGATGGAAATTTATCATAAAATGTTGAAAGCGGTGTATCTTTATCTATATAAGTAGACGCATTGATTATCAGGGTATTTTTTGTTATGTTTCTATACATATATCTCCAAAACGCATAGTTTGATTTATCAGAACTCAACATATCAAATATCATTTGAGTAATAGCTAAGTCATAAGCTACATGTCCGTATTCAGGAACTAGTTTTAATATATATGAATCAACATGTCCAAGTAAATTTGTGAACATTGGATCACCAGTTTTATAAAACGCTACTCCATTAATGTGTAAGAACATACTCTTATCATCAATTGATAATTCCATATTACCGTCATAACATGCTCCAGAAACTAAGAAGGTTCCGGAGTATTGTACATAATTTATACATGCCAAAGCCCAGTTTTGACTTAAAGTACAATCAGATTCAAGTAAGAGAACTGTGTTATATTTCGATGCATAATACATTGATTTCAAAAACATTAAATTTGGACCAGATGTAAACCCGTACTTTGGTATTGTTTTAATATTATCTTGAGCAGACCCTTGTATATATATGTCATCGTTTGGATGTATATTTAGGTTAATAATATCTACAGAATTGAATTTTTTAGAAGCTAGGTTTACAAAAGTATCAAGTTTATCTTTTATTGAGGTATAGTAGTATTTATTCAGTACTAAAACACAGTCTAATGGAACCTTTTCTTCGATTGTACTTGTCATGTTTTCCATAAAGATATCAAATTTTGAACTTTCAATTTCTGCAAGCGTAATGCATATAAAAACAGCTTCTAGTTTATTTAAAGATAAATTTGAAATATTTTTAGTCGTATTTATTTTTTCATAGATTGGAATCTTATATATTCGGTGTGTATGAACTGGTCTATATATCTCATCTTTATAAATATTATATTTGGGTTGAGGTACTTGTTCAGTTGGAGTTGCTTTTTTTAATGCAGCAACAATATTAAAATGTCTCATCTCATCAACTTGATATTTAATCGGTAAATATATATAGTAAATAATGCATACTTTACGTGAGTGGCAACAACTGCGTAAAGATAAAAATGATCTAATTATCAATGCTTCAAGTATAGATGCTCTTGATTCAATACAACCTTTTCCTATCGGCATGTACTACCGTTATTTAGATTACGAAGAGACAGAAACTCAAATAGGAAATCATGAAAATCTTGTTTGGTGTGGATTTAAAGAAAACACTGATCGTCTAAGAAGACCATCTCCACTATTTTACAATAGAAAGAAGATCGTTGTAACATTAAAGTCAAACGGAATTCAAAATAAAATGAAAAGTAATTCGGAATACTATTCCGAATTACCCAATTACAAGTTTGTTGTGAGTCCTGAAGGAAACGGTATAGATTGTCATAGACATTATGAAGCCCTGATTGCAGGTTGTATTCCAATTGTAGAGTATAATGAGCGTATAGTTAATCTTTATAAAGGATGTCCAATTATATATACCAGTAAGTATAGAGAGATCACACCTGCTTTTCTCGAACAGAAGTATCTTGAGATGATTGATACAAAATATGATTTTTCAAGACTTTTTATTTCATCCTATTCTCCTGATCTTCAGAAGGTCATAAAGACAAATGGGAACTTCTGGACAAATCTTATCCTAAAAAAGATTAAGTGGGATATTAAGTAAATGCCAAATCACAAGACACAGAAGGTAGGTAGCCGCCGCAAGGTTTGGAACGGAACCGCTGAAAAGACTTCTGGAGGCCTTACACGTAAAGATTTAAAGCAGAATAAGTATGGTCGTATTGTGAGTGTAAAGCGAAGCATTCGTGGCGGCGCTATGTGTGGAAATGGAAGCGAAGATAAGTAAATAATTTACAGCCATACCAAGAAGTATAATCGGCCTATTCGTATAGTTGGTTAGTACACGAGACTCTGAATCTCGTAACCTAGGTTCGAATCCTGGATGGGCCAAAAGGATTTTAAACTAAGAACCCTTAATTTAAAAATGAGTGTTATTAAATACAACGGTCAAGCAGAACAGGATAAATTTGTTCTTAATGTCATGAAACATAAACAAAATGGTTATTTTTTAGAAATAGGTTCATATGATCCTGTTCATATTAATAATTCTTATATTCTTGAAAGTTCTTATAATTGGAAAGGTATTATGATTGAATACGATGCATATCATTTTCCAGGATATAAAACTCACCGTCCAAATAGTGTTCATATACACTCGGATGCAACAAAGGTTGATTACAAGGCTTTATTTGAGTCAAATAATGTTCCAAACCACATTGATTATTTGCAAATAGATCTAGAAGCAGATATGGGAACTACAATTTCAGCTCTTGAAAAACTAGACAAAGAAGTTATGGATAACTATAAGTTTGCAGTAGTAACATTTGAACATGATATTTATCGTACATCAAATAATAATACTCGTGGAAGGTCACGCGATATATTTATAAAGAGAGGATATTATCCTGTATTTCTCGATATACATGATATGGTAAATTCCCCTTTTGAAGACTGGTATGTTCATCCTGATTTAGTTGATATGAATTACATACGAGATTTAAAAAGCCGTAATCAAAAACATTATAGAACTATAAATATTATAAGAGGATGGAATATCAGTATATCAACAATTAATTGGCGAAATATCGAATACAACTAATCAAAAGGATTTTAAACGAAGAAAACTTAATTTACAAAATGCCGGACTTTATTGTGGAAGCGAAGACTGTCCAAACTGGCGCTGTTCGCACACTCACTGAGGCTCTCAAGTGTATTCTCGTAGAGATGTCACTAATTTTTGACAAGGATGGAATTCGCATGGTTGCTATGGACAACACTCGCACAGTTCTAGTTCATTTACGCCTTCATGCTGACAAGTTCGAGAAGTTTGGATACAATCACTCTGCCCCAAAGTTTGTGATTGGAATTAATACCGACCACCTTCATCGCATTCTGCGTACTGCCACCAATGATGATACCATAACTTTTTATGTCGATCATGCTGATCCAAATACTCTAGGTATTCTTCTAGAGGATGGTGAGAAGAAACAGGTAACGCGCTACAAGCTCAATCTACTTGATCGCGACGAGCCAGATATTCAGTTACCTGAGACTGATTTCTCTACTGTGTTTACCATGCCATCTCTTGACTTCCAAAAGATCTGCCGTGATATGTCTCTACTTGGAGCTAAGACGGTAGAGATCAAGAACGTATCTTCAAGCCTAACGTTTGGATGCAAGGGTCACTTTGCATCTCGTACGACGATCATGGGCGATTCAGAGAACGAGTTCAGTATTCGTAAGAGGGATAATAACGAGATTGTAACTGGCAACTTTTCACTTCCTCATCTAGTTCTGTTTACCAAGTGCACCAACTTATGCAATAACTTGGAGATCCAGATGAAGAATGATTGGTTTATGCTAATTCGTTATGTTGTGGCAAATCTGGGTGAAATCAAGCTGTGTCTAATGCCTTGCTCTGCGTAACTTTAGCAAGTACATATCCACATAAAACTTCAAATAGTTTTAGTGCAGTGTGTTCTATCGAGTTTCCTGATCTGAACAACATCTCAAAAACAAAGAAGCGTGTATTGAAAATATATTGTAATAATTGGTATCCTACTGTAAGAACTAATACAGTAGGATAACGAAATCCGATATAACCCAATATAACGTGAATAATCACATATATTGGATGTTTTTCAAAGATCATAATTGTATATTATTTATACTATAAATATAGATCGATAGCTTAGAAATGAGTTCAAGACCAAAACAACCAACCGCTATAGTTTCGGCTATAATAAAATGTATGGTAAATTGTCTTGGATCTATACGAAAAATATCCCTGATAATTTCGTAGAATGGAGGATCCTTATTCGTTAATTTATGTTCGGCGACAAAGACTACACAAACTTTCAGAAAAATATGCTGTAACCAAACAATAACTAAGAAGACAAATACCAGTATCTGCAACCAAGTTACTGGATATAATGTATGTGAAATAATACAACACACGCCAACTGATACGCAAACCATAACGTGACATACTCCTAAAATATAACCCAATACTTCACCGTCTGTAGATAACCATGAATATAAAAATGTTATTAGTTCTCTAAAATATCGTTCATACCTTTGTATGGTTAATTCCATTATAGTGTTTGCGTTTTACTTTACATAAAACAATACGCAAAAAAGATAATGGATTATATTTATGCTACGCTTTTAGGTATAAACACTAAAGTGTATGACGATCTTGTAGATAATAGTATAACAGATAATCCAATGATCTTAGAATCATTAAAAGGAATAGAATGGATTTTATTAACTTTATTATCATATAACGATTTCAATTTTACCTTCGTAAACTTTCTTGTGAACTTGTTGAATTTTCTTGCAAATAATGAAGCATGGAATGAGCCGTATGAAAAATCAGTATTGATTCTTTATCCGATTTTTCTTATGATAAGTTTTCACACTATTAAAAGTATTAATATTTTCAGTATTGGTTATATACTGTGTTTCATTTCAGTAATGTTTCTAGAACCATTCATCATAAGTGAAAAAAATGGATACGAAAAATTAATATCTAGAAGTGTATTATCTCTGCTTTTATTTATTGGTATAATTATCTCCCCATACTTTGATATATCTCCAAGCATTTTGAAATTTTCATATAATGCATTAGGCTATGGACTAACATCTGTTTTATTTCAAATGTACTTTATTATGACGCGTCCTATTGTGTGAACGTTTATTCTTACGAAACGTCCGTCTCTTTTTAGCGCCGCTCTTCTTAATAGGTATACCTATATCTTCAACAAAATCCATAGAGCTTCCTAAGTTATTCCATGGAACATACTTGTATTTGGTGCACTCAGGAAATATGTTTGCAATAAAGATCTTATTGACATTAGAACCAGGTATAGCTTTACGATCTCCCTTTGTCTTTGCAGGATTTGCCATTCCTGGTAAGCGCTGTGATCCTAAGAAGAACATTCCAAAATATTCCATGTGTGGATTTGGAGCCCATCGCGATCCTCGTACTCTGAAATATGTCGAATGTTCTCCGCCAGTTGGAGGTTCTACAGGAAGATTGATTACAGATTCTCCAATAACTTTTTGAACTTCTGCATCTAACTTGAATTTATTTACAATGTCCCATAAATCAGGTGACTGGTAAAATGGCCAGGTAGCAACATTGCGTTTATTATCACTTATAGAAACACCTCCATATGTTGACCGAATTGAATCTAGTGTGCTAGTCTTATCACCCCATCCTGGATGGACCATAATACCTGGAGGTATATCCGTAACTGTATCACCAACTAATGTTCCAACCGATTCAATACGAGTCAACGTAAAATTACCGGCATTTTTTACCAAAAATTCCTGATTGTACAGGTCTTTTGCAGATGGCGACACAATTTTTGGAGAACCGTATGAAATTACGTGGACTTGAAGTACATTTGGAAATTGCGACTTGCACAATGAAAGAATAGTTCCGGCTAACTCGGATTCTGCACCACCTTTAGAATGACCGAAAACAAATATACGTGTACAGTTTGGCGATACTTCTTTAATACCTGAAATTATCTCTCCAAAAATCTCGACGATTGGAGTAACAAAGGATTTTGCGACCATTATTCCAGGAGGAGCGGTAGTAATAGACTGAATTTCTTTTGCTAAATCACCTGGAACTATTGAACGTAGATTCTTCTCCCAGTTGCGTAAACTGGACGATCCTTTGAATACTACCATGCAGTCAGTTGCAGTTATGATATTATTTGGGTTTGATAATAGCGTAGATCCGCTCATAATCATACAAGTTGTATCTGTAGGACTGCTGATATAGCGAACTAATGGAATTTTACCGTCATTTTCAAAACTTGGACAGGGCTGAATCTCATACGAATCTGGCGCAATTTTTTGACCAGAACGATTGAATAAAAACTTCTTCGAAGAATATTTTGAATCATAGTGGGTTATTACCTTATTAAGGATATCTGGAGATAATCCGAATGCTTTCAAGGATTCTTTTAGAATACCTACATCGCAATACGCCAATCGAAAGGCTTCTGCTCCGATAAATAGCAAATACTCGAACTTTTTCACACCAATTACTGAAACCCCTAATTCTTCATTATACTTCTTACCAAAACAAATAGGTAGTATTGAAAAATCGTTATTATTCACTGCAGGAACTACAGCAGAAGCAGTTGCTGGAACAGTTGCTGGAACAGTTGCTGGAACAGGCGCCGAAGCAGGCGCGGGCGCAGAAGGCTTATTTCCCATTATAAATAGTAACGATTTACTTTGGACGAGCTTTGTGTGGAGTATACGTAACATCTTCTGCAACCTTGAAGAATTTCATGGCTGGATTTAAGTATGAATTATCAGAAACAGTGGTAGTACTGTTCCACACTTTAATAATAGAGAAAGGACCCTTTGGAGAAATTGTGACTCCAACTAAAGTTTCCTTCCGGTGTATCATAAGTTCATTTGTAGCACAGTTGATCATCATGTCTACGAATGTATTATAAGCTGATTCGGCATCAATCTTCTTTGACCATGCTCCACCTGCTTCATTTTCTGGAACGTCCCATACTGGCTTGAACCCTCGGCGCATAAAGAAGAACATTCCAGACTCCCATGCTTCCTTTGAAATTGAATCTACCACTGTCCAGAATTGCTGGGGTGTAGAAATATCTACGAACTTTAGATAACCGTCCATGGTATAATCCTTGTTGTTTGGATCATGATACCACAAAATCCAAGTATATTGGAACTTTGTGGTAGCTATTTCTGACCCCATTTCTCTTACTAAACAAATATACTTAAAATGGATTCGTTTTTCATACAAAGGAAATATAGATAACAATGACAATGAGCCTCACTGCAGAACATGTGTATGGGGTTCGTTTCGGTCCAAAGTTGTCACTTCCAAAAATTGTTCAAGATAACATTGCCAGCCTGCGAATTACTCCTGTTCCGTTCAAGGCTTACCGCGCGCAGCCACGAGCATATCCAAAAAAAGCTCCTGATAATTGGCGCCAAAATGCTCTCACAGAAAGTGTTCGACGAGTTAAAGAGCGTGACGATCCAGAGTATGATGATGTGTTTAGTTCATTAAACAAGATATCAATTCGAACTCTAGACAAACTTTCTGAGAAAATTGTCACAAATATCAAGAAGCGCGACGAGATATTCAGGCTCCGTGTGACAACACTTCTATTCGATATGGCTATTTCTCAATCAGGATACGCAATGCTGATGGCGGATTGTGCTAAGAAACTCGCTACTGAAATTTCAGAGATTCGTGAAGATTTAGTTGTGCAGACCGAGATGTTTCCGAAACTTTACAATATGAATGAAACTCTAACATACCCTTCATCGGAGGAGGCAGGTTATGCTGATAAAGTTATAGAATGGATGAAGCTCAAGGATAAGCGTCGTGGATATGCAAAGTTTATGACACAGTTATTTGTTCGCGAGCTTGTTGACGAAAAAACTGTTGGCGAGTGTATGACACATGTAGCCGCTGATTTAGTTGGAATGGCAAAACAGGAAAAGTCTGAACAGTCCGAGGAGAATACTACCCAATATGTAGATTTCCTGTTTGAGACCGCCAAGATTCTTCCAACAACAGCTAAAGATTTGCGTGTACTGATGTCAGGGTTTATCAAGTCAGTTCTTGATATGCCACGCACCGAACTTCCAAGTTTGAACATGCGATCTCGATTCAAGCTTGAGGATGGAATTAAATGCGTTCAGTAGATTCAAGATCAAAGAAATTGTTTAAATAAATGTCAGTACCACCTGCCAGCGTATTAGTTCGTGCTGCACAGGTTAGCATTGCCGAGGATAAGCCAATTTACCTAGACTATTTTCAGGATAGTGTTGAAAAGAAGTGCTGCATTGGAGTTCAGGAAACTACAAAGTATCTGGTAAAGTCTGATTCTGAGTACACGTCTACCATCCAGTCAGTTTTTAAGTGTGAGACGTGCTACATTGTAGCTACGGAGAACAGCCTCTACATCGTATCGGTAGATATTCCAATTAAGAAGATTCTATCATCTAAGACGGAGGGAGTATAAACGGAAGTCATTAAATCTAATAATGTTATTTCCTCCGCCACATTACTTTTTATTTGAACCATTAAATGATAGGGAAACCTTAAAGATATGGTGCGAATACAAAGAAAAACACTCTGCCGTTTGTGAATTTTCAGAAGTCGATGCTGCAGAATTGAATTCAGTAGATAATTTTGCACCATGGTTTGATAACTGGATTTCCCAGGTTCCTGCAAGACAGTCTACTCGTTTTCGTATACTTCTTATTTTGCATGCAGAATTCCTAACTTACTCGTGCCAACAAATGCTGAGGCGATCATTAGAACAGCGGTCATTCAAGTGCAGAGTTTGGTTTCATGTTGAAGATCCAACCAATATCCAGTCTGCAATTATGAGTCGATGTATTACAAAACGGATTTCTACTTACATCCATACTCCTTTAATCAAGTAATGGTAGTTATCAATGTATTTACAGATGGTGCATGTTCCAACAACGGTCAGAAGAAAGCTCGTGCTTCATGGGCTGTCTTCTTCCCTGAACACGAGAAGTTTAGTGAGGCAGATCTTCTAGAAGAGACTGAACCTCAAACCAATCAGCGCGCTGAACTTCGTGCTATTCTTCGTGCAGTCGGTATCTTAGAGAAAAATTTTGGATTCGAAGTTGATGTTCATATCTTCACCGATTCTCAGTATTCTAAGGACTGTCTGACCACTTGGCTTCCTGCATGGCTAGCAAATGACTGGAAGACAAAGCAGAATAAGCCAGTATGCCATCGTGACCTAATTGAGTATATTTCAACGAAGCTTTCAAAGTTCAATTCCTTTATTATCTCGCACGTAGAGGCACATACCGGTGGAGATGATTACAAGAGTGTGAATAACGATAAGGTTGATCGTATGGCTGTCCAGGTTCTAAATCCAGTATCTACAGTAGAAGAAGCGCGCGTTATCACTAATGCTGCTATTCCAATTGAAGGTCTTCCCATTTGGATGATGGGTCCTCCAGTATCTGAAGTCCAACTTTCTAAGTGGTGTTTGGATAATGTGGATAAGCTGGATAAGGCTGCAGTTTCGAGTGCTCTACTCCAAGCTCTAACAAAAACCCTAAAGAAGAAGGGGTATGAGCTCACAAAGCAGAAGCTTCATCGTTCTACCAGCTATCGGCTCGTCTCTGCCAACCATTTAATTGTGGAGGTACCTACTATAACAAAAGAAGAATGAGTGTTAGAGCATATCATTTCTGGTCACCTACATGCATGCCATGCCAGCATATTAAGCCTGCAGTAGATCAGTTAAAACTTGACTTTGCCGAAGTTAAGTGGATTTCAGTGAATACGCACAACGATAAGGAAGGGTATGCCCTTGTGCATAATGTAAAGATTGTTCCTACAATTATTGTTGAAATTCGTGATAATACCGGAAAGGTTCTTGGAGGACAACGAGCTGCAGGAACAGATATGATGGCGTATCATCGTATAATTCGCGGAGCAATAAAGGCTGTATCTCAATTACCTAAGTAATCTTTCAGCCAGATACAGTTGAAGTTATAAGTTGACCATTTTTGTATAAATCACAAACAAAATCATCGCCGCTAGCTTCTGCACATTTGCTACCGTCGGCCGGTTTTGTTGCGTCCGTGGGAGGTGCTTCTACACTACTTAATCCTCCAGTTGTTGGAGTTCCAGTCTGGTTTGCTACAAACGGAGTTGAACTTCCAGAAACAGCTTTTACAATATGATATCCTCCAATACCAACTGCTGCTCCACCCACAATTGAAACTAAAGGTGCCCACCATGGATCTAAGCATCCGTGCGTGTACCTTATTCCAATTTGGGACAGAACAGTTACCAATAGAGTTAATCCAGGAACCATTGTGCGGCTAGCATTTCCTGATTCCCATTCTCCAATCATGTAATAAAACATTACGGCAGTCACAACCAGGATGTTCTGAGGAGCATACTTATTATCAAAGTTTTCCAAACCAGGGAATCCACACAATTTATCACCGCCGCCACGGAAAGGGTTTGTTGTAGGAACTCCGTCTGCATCTAGAGTTGGAGCTGGAGCCGGAGCTGGAGCTGGAGCTGGAGCAGAAGATGTAAATGGATTACCTTCCGAAACTGCATTTGCAACATTAGTAACTACCGCTGCTGGAGCTGCAGCTACTGCTGTAACTGCTGCCACAACTGATCCGCGAGAAAGACCTGCTCCCACAAGACCATTCAATGCCATTGCCACAACTCCAAGTATACTTCCAATTGAAAATTTGAAAGTTTGAGATATGATATCGGCAACAAAGCCAAAGCTCAGTAGAGCTACTGGGATATAGTAAACAAACTTTGTTAGAATATCACCAAGTGGTGTTTTGCTATAAGCCAAAAATCCTGTAGCTCCTATTAATCCTACCGATGCTATAGTTGCTGCAGCAAGACCTAATATAATCCAAGCATTTTCATATGGATTAGAAGTCAGTATCCCCATTGATTATATTCAAGATACAAAATCATGCCAAACTACAAATGAGTCTGTATAGCTCAAGTACCTCATGGGGAGGTAACTGCTCAGGCACCAACCAGAGCCCTATTAACTTATCTCAGGCTGCAGCCAAACCTTGTGACCTACTTTGTGAACTCGTATTTGATGATGTATACGTTCCACAGGCAACTGTCTCAATTTCCAATGAAGGAATGGTATTGCAGAATACTGGTGGACTGGGATCGTGTAAGTTTAATGGCCAGGGATATACGTGCCAGGCTTTATTACTGAATCATCCAAGTCATCATACGATTGAAAACATCCAGGCAGACGCCGAAGTGATTGCGATGTTCACAAACCCTACAGGTGGTAATTTATGTGTCAGCACATTGGTTCGAGTAAATCCTCATCAAACAGCAGCCTCATCCTTTTTCAATGCGTTTATCCCATACGGTAATCCATCTGTAGCATCTACACCTGTAAATTTAGGCGAGAACTGGGGACTGTTTCAAATGGTTCCTCCTAATGGAGCATATTATGTTTACGACGGTTCGCTGGTAACACCAGGTTGTGATCCTACAAAGTGGGTAGTATTCAAGTCAATGATCAATATTGATTCCAACGATTTTGCTTTACTTGTCAAAAATGTCAATCCAGGATCAAGACCAATTCAGGGTGTTGGTGATCGTGAAATCTTTTACAATGATGTTGAGCAACTTCCTGGAGGACCCATGCCCCACGATAACAAGACCTACATGAAGTGCCGTCGTTCAGGTCAAAAAACTCCTTTATCCAAACCAGTTAAGCAAGCAGAACTAGGAACAGAATCTGCAAAGAAGAAAAAGGGTACACTGGATCACATTCACGATTTTGTTTCAAATCAGGTATCTGCCAATGGATATATTGGTGTATTTACTGATGCTGCCATGATTCTGGCTACAATAGTTGGTATTGTTTTTGCAGTTATGGCATTTAATAGTATGGACCAAGCTCTAATACTAAATGGAGTTGCTCAGAGTTTTGCAGCTTATGTAAAAAGTTGGGTAAGTTGGTTATATCAGTATATTTTCAAATTTTTTGGTAGTGTTTCTCAACAAATCAAGGATCGTGCAAATAAGCAGGCATTAGCTATTCCCAAACCTACAAACACCGGACTAGTTCCTGCGTAATTATGGCTTACGATCCCAGTAAGTTTCGTACTCCTCCGGCTGATCATTCCAATAACTTTCCTCTTCATCCTCATCTGAAAGAGGCGCATCACCATTATCAAGAGCCTCTTGTACCTTATCGCGCTTAACCTTTACCTTCTTCTCAACAATCGTCCAGCCATCATCTATTGGACCGGTATGTCCAACTACAATATCGCGAGAATCGTCCGAATCATCATCATTATCAAAGAATCTTTCAGGCTGCCGGCGGATTGGAATAGACATGGGTGGAGGTGGAGGTAGGTCTACAGTACGTATATTTTCAAAATTTACGGACTTCCAGTCAACCTTGGATGCAGTCTTAGGTTCCTCTTTCAAAGATAGAGGAACAAACTCTTTTTCGTCAATTGTGTTAAGTGTAGTCTTTCGCGAAGAGACCGGTATTTGGATTTGGCTACGCTTGTGTGGAGGAACATACTTTGAAGACATTGTTAAGACTTAATAATATATACCTAAAAAATCCATTTTCCAAAACGAACTTACATACGATAAACTCTTTAAAGTCAAGATGACGGTTGGTGTTTCAATTGCAACTACTGGGGCACTTTCTGATATTACAATTCCAGCCAAGACCACAGATGTTCTTGAGTGGATTCGTAAGAAATATAAGAATACGGATATTCAGTTTCAGGGCAAGATTCAGGACCCACTAAAAGATGATCGGTGGTTATCTATATTTGCATACTCTTCGGATGAAGATGAAAATGTGCATTCGTTACCATCTCCATTTGATGAGGAGTCATATTCAGGTGTGATTGTAATTCTGGCATCTATGAACGAAGACCAAGACACGTATGATGTACACATTAATGCATATACAAACTTGAAATCTTCGGATTATGAAACTCTGTATCAAGAGTGGACATTTGCAGATGCTGAAGAGGAAGAGGAAGAAGACAATAATGATGAAGTTGAAGAGGATGAAGATGAAGAGGAAGAGGAGGAAGATGCTCCTAAAGAAAATGTACCTATTTCAAAGCCTATTCATTCTAGATCAAAGAACGTATTTGTAGAGTGTCCTCTACGCAACAAAGCTGTAGAGAATTTTACTGAAGTTATCGGAGATGCTGATTTGGCTAAACAGCTTGAAGAATGTATTCTTCGTGTAGTGAGCGATCAGGCTACAAAGGAGAACATGGAAGTTGATTGGGGTAATCGTATCTTTTGGAATATGTACCGCAGTCGCGCTATTTCTTTATATGAGAACCTCCGATCCGATGGATATGTTCAAAATAAGGAAGCCTGGGCTTCGAAACTAAAGAATTCTGAAATTACACCGGCAGCATTCGCAGAAATGAGTGCTCTAGATATGTATCCTGCACGGTGGAAGGAGGCTATTGAGAAGATTATCGCAACTGAAAAGAAGCTGTATTCAAAGAACGATATTGCTTCAATCTTCCTATGGTGCTCTGTATGTAAGAAGAAGTCTAAATGTGATTACTATCAGATGCAGACACGCTCAGCGGATGAACCGATGACGACCTTTGTAAACTGTTTGGAGTGTGATCGTCGTTGGAAGTTTTGAGTACAGCATGAAATGTAGGTACAATAACTTCAGGTTTTGGAGTGCGGTACATTGGATCGGTAAGATCATCTAGTTTATGGCTTGATTTAGGTTTCATTCCAGGAGAATCAACATTTGAAGGGTATACATAAATTGGATCTAATCCGTTCGTAATTTCAGGTTTGGTAACCTCAGGCGTAGTTTTACCAAATTTTTCTTTAAACACAGCAATCACTGAATCAGGAATTTGGGGAGACATTTCTTCCATTCGCTGAGATTCATCACGTACTATTTTTAACATATCTTTGGCACTCATTCGTTCTGAGCGAGGTAATGCAAGTTCAATAAGAATGAACCTATGTACTTTCTTATATGAAATTGTGGCAATACGATGTCCCTCACACCGTTTGGCCCAAGCAAAGTAGCTTGAAACTGTAGTTAAAATTGCTACAGATAAAGTTGTAACTCCAATAAGAATATTCCCAATACGACTATCTTCAATAAACTGACCTATTCCAATAGATGCAGAACCTGATATAGTAGCCAACATAATTGAAGGCAGAGTAATATACGTACTCATTTTAGAGTATCGTTTTTCTGATTTATCGTGTAGCCATGCATAACATAATGCTCTCTCGCCTTCATCGGAAATAACTTTTTCTAATTGAGAGTTCCATGAAAAGGCTCTTACTTTATCTTCATCCATTGTTTTGTTAGTATTAAATAATGGTGTGGATCTACGAAGAGCCACTAAATAAAAATGAGAAAAAAGCTAAGGCTTATCTTGATTCTGAACTTCGTAAAACAAGATATAACGAGAAAATTTTGAAAATCATGGATTTATACACATATTTACGAAATAAGAAGTATTCTTCTGCAGAAGATGTTCATTCTGATATTTTTTACGATAAGGCCAAAAAGCGACCTATGTTTAATGAACAGCAATCGGAAGATGTATTTCGTGGACTATACCAAAAAGGCGGAGAAGTTGAATTAAAACATACACAGAAACTTATCAAGAGTTTTGCGCAGTATCTAAAAGATAACTATGACTTCTTAAACATTTCTCCGCTAGTAGAGACTGGCATTGATATAACTCAAATGCCGGTAGAGTTTGCTAAGAGAAATCTCGGAGATGGTTTATATGATCTAATAAGCACTACAGTTCATGGAACGGTTGAGACTGGTGTATCTGGTGCAAATGGTGTTGCTGCTGATATTGCTGGACCTATTGGATTAGCGTTTGTATTAGTATTTACTGGTATTGCAGCTTCAATTGGATCTATACTGGCGTTCACTGAAGGAGATTTTGCCCAAGCCTTAGTTCATTTTATTAATTTTTTTCCAGGAATTGGACCTGCCGTAGTAAAGATGCTTTCAAAGTATGAGAAGTTTGCTAATAGTGTTGATAAAAACCGCGATGAATTAAGAACACTTCCATTTGTTGGTCAGTATGTTGGTGGCAAGAGGTTTTCAACTAGAAAGAATAATAAAGCTAAATGGCCCAAGAGGACGCGCAGGAAACTGATAAAGTAAAGGAAATTTTGAAGAACTGGATTGCGGCAGATGATCAAGAACGCGAACTTCGTAAACAGATCAAGGAACTCAAGGATCGTAAAAATAAGGGTTCCGAAGAGATTCTGAAGTATATGCGAGATAATCAGGTTGATAATTTTGCCATTGAGGGAAAGGGTGGTCTTAGCCGTTCTGTTCGTTCATCTCGCCCTGCTCTCCGTCGCGATACTATACGGACTCAGCTGCTTCTACAATTTGCTGATCAACCTCAGCGTGTAGCTGATGTTCTTCGCGCTATTGAAGGTGCTCCTGAAGCTGCAGGTGCTGGACGTGAACTTTTGGTTCGACATGTTCCTCGTGAGAAGAAGATCAGCCTTTCATAATTATGAGAGTCTCTCAATAGCTTGTTTTGCCGCTAACTGTTCGGCCTGTTTTTTAGTTGGAGCAGTTCCAATACCAAGATGATTACCCTTTTCGTCAATAGCAGCCATAGTATATGAATTCAGTGAAGAAGTCAGTGCCAAATAGGTAGGAGTATGATGAAACTTAGCTTGATAAAGTTTCTGCAACTGTTCCTTGAAATTCCGGTTATTCATCAGAATACGTGGAATATCGATATACCGCTCGACCAGACAGATAATAAATTCGTAAATAGTTTTAAAATCGTTATTTGAGTCTGTCCATAGTGCTCCAAGAAATGCTTCTAGGATATCTCCTAGTTTCTTGAAATTTGTTCGACCAGAACATACCTCTTCATTATGCCTTGAAATAATATAGAACCTATCAAGACCAATTTTCTGACTGAGTTGACCTAGCATCTCGTTACATACAATTTCCTTCTTCAGGTCAGTCATAAACCCCTCATTTTCCTGAGGGTAGCGTTTCATGAGGTACGTTGAAATACACGCGCCAAGAATTGAATCGCCTAAATGTTCTAAACGTTCATAAGATTCATCAAACAAACCGAGACAGTGTTTTGGACATTCGGCAAGTTGAGCTGATTCGCCAGTTGGACTCGTATACTCTCCGCGCTTTACATACGAAGAATGAACCATAGCTTGCTGAAACAGTTCGTTCTTTTGAACACGGTAATCTGAATCATGTTTCAGAAGAATCGCTTGGATATCCGTATTGGTAAACAAGCGATTTTTTGGATTGAATGGATTGTAAAGAATTGCAGTTGTCATTTTACTTCTTTGTTGGTTTTCCAGGAAGAGTTCGTTTTGTAACACTCCTTTTAACTGGCTTTTTGGGGGCCGGTGGTAATACTCGAGCAGTTCGTTTAGATGGTGGTGGAGAAGTTGCCTCAAGTTCGGGATTATAAGGTGGCCATTCATTAAATTTAGGGGATGCAGACGCTGGTCCTGGCACCTTACTCATTTCTATTAATGCACTTGCCGCTTCGTCTTCTTTTCGTTTCAGATCAGTTTTATATACTTCCAAAAATTTATTAAATTCACTTCGAATTTTCTTTTCATCCATACATGATGCAACTCCAGCTATCATAATTAAACCAGCACGTCCGCTTTCCATACGAGGTCCCTGTAAATACTCAAGTATTGGATTAATTTTTTGGTTAATAATATCATCAATTCGTGACTGTCTCCATGCTTCTCGACTACCTTTAATGCGTTTCATAATTACATTATTGCTTTCCTCAAAATAACGTGGCTTTCCACCTGTATTACGTGTATTGTAATCTAAAATATTATCTATAGTTTTTAGTATACTTTTCCTATTTGGTCTCCAAACAATATTTGAACTACTATCACCTGACGTTTCAAGATAACTACCTGAACCTTTCATTAAGTTACAGAAAAAATGAGACCATCCATATTCGAGAGATAATAGTTCTTGTTTTCCAGCAGTTAATTCATAATCTGGATTGTACAAATCAAGAAAGAATCGTGCTTGTGCTACAGGAAGAATATGTTCGCAACTGGGTTTTAATCCATTTACTTTTTCATCCACTTCAAATCCACATATCCAGCATTTTGTTTCATTATTAATAGGAGTTCCAATAATAGCATTGCACTGGGCTTCAATGCCAGTTAATTCCCATAACTGTCTTATTTTCTTACTAATTTTTGCTTTTGGAACTCCTTCAAGATATTTATCGATCGCTCCCTTACTAAAAATGGCATACGCTAATTCTTTAAGTCCAATAATAGCACAATCTGATAGAGTTTCTTCGTCCTCTTCTACAATAAAATCAAAAGATGGGGAAGGTGGAATTTCTGTAATAGGTTCATTTTTTTCTGTTTTTTGAATTTGTTCACGAACTTTTTGAATACTAGCTGCTGAAGCTGTTGACTCAAGCAGTTTTGATGAAGGCGTGCGTTCTCGTTTAGAATATTTTGAGACTGCAGGAGAAGCAGCTTCCATTACATTATTGGGAGCTAATCTTCCTCAGGAACTACGCGACTGAAACTATACTCTGTAGAAACAAGCTTGGACTTCTGTGCTTCCAGAATAAACTCGAAACACTTTTCGGCACTTTGGACATTTGTAGACTCAAAATATCGCTGAAGTACATCCTTGAGATCTTTTTTCGAAAGAGACCATGGCTTTGACCATTCATGAGGACGCTGAATTGTGATTGTAGATCCATCCTCTTCGATCTTCATCTTCTTGAACTCACGAAAATGATCAACTTTCATAAGATCAGCAAGCTCCAGTTCAACAATCTTACGTGCCTCCCTTTTCTGGTATACTTCCTGATTGAGCTCACGTAGCTCATCATCTACTTCACGGTACTGCCTAACACACCGCTTCAAATCACGAATTGCTTCTTCCATTCTTGATGTTCTTAATGTTTTAAGAATCTTATCCATTTTCAATATAATGTTCTTCGACGACAAGGAAGTTGAAAATTTGCGTAAAGTTTATAATAAGGAACATAACAGGGAAACACCTATTCCTAAAGGTAAGGCGACAACTGTATGGAAAACTATTGAGGCGCGTCTTCATGATGAATGCGATACCGGTTCCGCTCAGTGTATTATTAACTCAATGCTCGCAAAACCGAATGCTCCCAGTTCATGGAAGATGAATCCAGAAGAATGGCTTTCATCGTTAGATATTGATGCAGTTGAGAAGCAGTTTGCTACACTATTTCCTGACTATTACTATGTCGGAACTGTGCCTATGGATTTTAATAAACAATCAGAGACAGGTGTGTGTTTAGTTAACTCGCTGTGTTCATTGAATATTGAAAAACTTTATAAGAAAGGATATCATCGTATTGGAATCGTATTTAATACTGATGTAAGTACTGGTCCAGGTCAGCACTGGATTGCTCTGTATTGTGACATTCGACCTGAACTTGTATTTCCTCGAATTACTTTTTTTGATTCATACGGTCAAAAACCCTCAAATGAAATCGTGAATTTAATGAAACGTTGGAAACTTACTTGGGATAATACTAAAATTCATTCCAAACCAATGGCTACAACATACAACAAGACTCGTCACCAATATGATAACTCAGAGTGTGGAATGTATTGTTTGTATTTTCATTACTGCTGTTTATTGGGTATTCCAATGAATAAACGTATTCCGGATGAGGTTGTTCGTGGTTTTCGCGGAGCACTCTTTAAAGTATAAATGAAACTTCGCGGATATATAAATTTGGGGCTTTTTCTAGGGTGCATTGGAGTAATAGTTTATGCTTTTTTTGCCGCTGTTAATTCATGGCATGATTAATAATGGGTGTTCGCGAATACATTATTATGGGAACAGTCGCTGCTTTTTGCATTATTCTTCTGTGGGCTGTAATCGGATCTATTAATTCGTGGACTAAATAACAATGGACTGGAAAGCTCCTCTAGCAGCACTAGTAATAGTTATAATTGGTTATTTGTTGTATGTATCATTTGAACCTTCTGAATCTAAAGCCTTGGCTGCAGCAAAGCCTAACTTTGCAGCGTATGAGAAGGTTACAAAGCTAGCACCTCTGGGATGTCCACAAACGCCAGCTTACCGTTTGTGTGATTTTTATACTGCAAGCTCAGCTTATTCAGTATTTCCAGGTGCCAAGATTTACGACTATGTTTCCGACCAAATTATTCCTTTAGTCGTAAAGTCTGGTGCTCGTTTCGTAGAGTTGGATATTTACGCGGATGCATCTGATAAGCCGGTGGTAGGGTTGAAGAATCAGAAGCTTGGAACAGATTATGCTTATAATACAGTTCCGTTTGAGGCATGTTGCGTGTCTATTGCAAACACAGCTTTTAACTCTGTAACTTCCCCAGTGTCTTCTGATCCGTTTATTCTAAGCTTGGTGTTCCATACAAATAAGACTAATATATTGAATGCTTGCTCCGAAATTTTGAAAACAACTTGCCGGTCTTATTTACTTGATGCCGAATACGGTTACCAGCGCCGCAATTTGGTAGTTGAACCAATCTGTAATCTTCAGCGTAAGATTATCATTGTTTCAGGAAGCGAAGTGAAGGGAACCTTGATGGAAGAATTAGTAAACATTTCCTGGACTACTTCTCACTTACGGCGCTTGACATATACTCAGGCATCACAACCTCATGATTCTGATGAATTAATTAACCATAACCGTAACCATATTACTATGGTTGTTCCTGATGTTGGCGACGATTTAGTGAACTTCAATCCCCAAATACTCTTTTCGTACGGATGCCAGTGGATTATGATGAATTATGGTTCTATAGATTCGGCGATGGAGAACTATATTGGAGAGTTCCAAGAAAACAGTTTGGTCTTAAAACCTGCTCCACTCCGTCCTCTCCGTCCCAAGAAATACAAGAAGCCAGCTCTGCCTGATCCTTCAGTCTCTTTCCAGCCCATGCAGAAAACAACTCCCATCTACGATGTGACAGTATGAGTCTAGTTAAAAATCTGTGCGTTAAAACAAAATGGCAAACAAGTGGCTAATGCATGTCAAGAAGACGATGAAGACCATGAAGAGCCGTGGCACCTACAAGAAGGGTGATGGACTCAAGAAGGTGATTATGGAGGCGAAGAAGTCATACAAGAAGCACAAGGGTGGTGCAGAAGGTGATTCATCATCATCATCGTCTGATGATACTGCGGCTGCTACTCCTGCGCCTTCTACGGCTATGGCTGCTGCGCCTGCGCCTGATGCGCCTGCGCCTCCTACGGCTATGGGTGGACGTCGCAAGCGCGGAACTCGTCGTACGCGCCGCCTCCGTAAGTAGAGGTTTTCAGGAAAAAATGATTATAAGTAACATATAAAGACAAATGGGTGGCGGTCTACTACAGCTCGTTGCCTACGGCGCCCAAGATGCATATCTTTCTGGGAATCCCCAGATTACCTTCTGGAAGGGTCTGTTCAAGCGCCACACCAATTTTGCGATGGAGCCTTTTCGTGTGAATCTAACTGGCCAGGCGAACTGGGGAGTCAAGCACTCTGCCATTCTCGGTCGCCATGCTGATCTCCTGTACTCAACTTACATCGAGGTCGTTCTTGATGCAGGAACTTACAATTGCGACCAGGGTCGTCTAGGTTACAATCTAATCAAGTATGTCGAGCTCGATATTGGCGGACAGGTGATTGACCGTTTGTACGGCGAGTGGCTATTCCTATGGGACACTCTATCAAATAATTACACGCAGTCGGTCAACACATGGAACATGGTCAACGGCGGAATTGCTGGAACAGGTTCTCAGACAGTTAGTGGACAGACTGTATGCAACTCTGGTTCCGGCCGCCCTTCTCTACCTACCATTCTATACATCCCACTCACCTTCTTCTACACGAAGAATCCTGGTGCGGCTCTACCTCTAATTGCGCTACAGTACCACGAGGTCAAGATCAATATCCAGTGGCAGGATCAGAAGTTTATTGCCGGAAACTTTACTTCTGCGGCCACCACCACGCCCGAGCCTCTTCAGGCGGCGGTATATGTTGATTACATTTACCTAGATACAGAGGAGCGTCGTCGTATGGCTCAGCAGTCTCACGAGTACCTCATCGAGCAGACGCAGTATAACGAGGACAAGGGTATTTCATCATACTCTAACCGTATTGACCTAACCTTCAATCACCCAGTCAAGGAACTCGTATGGGTTGTCCAGCCTACGAAGTACACGAACTGTGCTATTGCTGCCAAGAACAGTCTAACACGTCTACAGCCTTTCACCTACGATCAGGATGCTGTTTACGAGCAGTGGCTACAGATTAACGGACAGGATCGTCTAGATAAGCGCTATGGCAACTACTTCCACAAGGTGCAAATGTACCAGCACCATTCAGGAGGTGCAGGGTACTACAATAACTACAACGCCTCGCCAGGTATTTACCTATACTCCTTTGCTCTGCGCCCTGAAGAGCACCAGCCTTCAGGTACGTGCAACTTCTCTCGCATTGATACGGCTACGCTTGTAATGACGTTAAGTGGTGGAGTAACTGTGAATGCCGAGAGTGCCACCGATGACAGCTGGGATGTTCGCGTCTACGCTATCAACTACAACATTCTCCGCGTAATGTCCGGCATGGGCGGTTTGGCGTACTCTAACTAAAGGATCTCTAACCAATAAATAATGGAAGTAGATAAACTACTTATAGTCGCACACCCTGACGATGAAGTCTTGTGGGGTGGACTCAATCTAATGTTACAATCAGGATGGTTTGTGGTTTGTTCGACCAACATAAACAATCCTGTTCGATCACGTGAATTTTTTCGAACTATGTCTTACGCTGCTGTGACTAAATTTATGATGTTTGATGTGGAAGATAAGTATGTTGAAGAAGACGAAGAAGCCGATGAACTTTATGACGGTTCAGTGTTTGAAAAAGCTTTAAATGAACTTGCTCGCAAGGAGTGGAAGTTAGTACTCACCCATAATGAGTCTGGAGAGTACGGACATGCTCATCATCGTAAAGTTCACCGTATGGTTAAAGAACGTTTTCCACAAGCTAAGTTTTTTACTGGAGGACATACTTTAACGGCTTCTGAACTTGGAGAAAAGAAGGAACAGTTACAGTTTTACAAAGCTACTCAAGATATATGTAACAAGATTTACAATAATAAAGGATCTTCGTTACGTAAACTCGAGCGCGAATATTACTTTCACGAGAAACCCTATATCAAATACTCCAAAACCATAACTCCAATTATTCACCAAATTTGGTTCGGAACTCCTCTATCGAAAACGTCTGTGAGATACAATTTGATGGCTGGAGTAAAAAAGGTGGCTGAAACTTCAGGGTTTCAGTACAAGTTATGGACAAATACAGAACTGACCTTAGAAAACTTTCCGCTCACGTGGTATTATATGCGCACAGCCATTGAAACTGGAGAAGATATTGGTCAGTCTCGGTTCGCACAAGTTGCGGATTTAGCGCGGTACGAGATTCTTCACCGATTTGGAGGAGTGTATATGGACTCTTTATTCGAAATCAGTCCTGAGTTTTGTGCGCATATTAAGAAACACTCAAACTTTGATTTGATAGTTGCCAATGAAGATCCATGTGAACTGAAATGTAAATCTGAAGTAGGCAAATATATGTCCAACGGTTTCTTTGCGTGTATCCCTGGATGCATTGTTCTCAAGCGTTTGTTACATACTGCCACACTTGAAGAAATAGATTTTGATAATGTCAAAATCAACCAAACAACTGGACCGTACTTCTTTCGTCGCGGAATAAAACCTCGCGATAATGTTCATGTAATTCCAACTTCAAAAATTTACCCCTTCATGGTCAATGATTCAGAGTACCGTAAAGGTCAGCCGAATCAGTGCATTACTGGAGATGAAAAATTATTACATAATTGTTTGAAAGAAAAGTATCCTGATTCGTTAGCTGTTTATCATTCAGGGTTCGGTGGATCTTGGAGTTGGTGATCTAAAAGATCAATAAACGCCGGATGAATCTTACTTAATTCTTTAACAAGTTTTAGACTAGTTTGTACATCCGCGTTCTTTAAAACTGTAAGTATTCTTTTTACGATAAGATCTTGAGCATTCATGCAACACTGAGCATTCATTGGCATTTTAGTTATTTAGTGATTTATCTTAAAGTTACTCCATCAGAATATCCGCCATATTCACGACATCATCCTTGGCCTGTTCCTGTTCTACTAGTAGATTTACGGCTTGACGCTCAGCTTCGAATACCGTATGATCCTGCTCGGTTCCTTCAGGAAGTTTGGTTTCATCAATAAGAATATCCACAAATCCAGTTCCACATGGAGGCTTCTGTCCAAACATGATGTTTGCAGAGACGCCTTTCATATTATCAAACTCTCCGGCAATTGCGGCATTGAATAGAATCTTGGAAGTCTCCTCGAAAGACGACTTGGCAAGCACACCGTTTTCGACATTCTTATTCATTCCAAATCGGTCGACCTGTAGGATGAATCCTGGATACGTCATGGAATCTATGAGCATCATCATATGATGGTAATCTACACCATCGGCATCAATGAATACATTGTAGAACTCTTCGTATAGTGCAATGCGAACAGTTTCAATTCCAAAGACTTCAAGAACTTCATGAATACTATCGGAGAATGAACGGAATGGATCAACATTAGGTAGCACTGAAAGATCCAAAAGGTTCGTACCTTCTACATCAAGAACATACTGCTTGCTCGCAACATATCCTCCAGTCTTCTCATCCCACAAAAGTTCATTAATGACTTCGCGAGGGAATACTCGACCAATGCCGTCTACTCCAGTTAGAACCGTATCCAGAAGCTTATCTTCAATGAACCTCAAAGATAGTGCATTCTTTACCGTATCGGCTCCAAATAGAATTCGCATCACAATCTTGGTTGGTGTATTCGTATCTGAATGCACACACTCAAATACCTTCAAAATTTTATTGTTCTCAATCTTGGTTCGAATGAGTGTCATATCAACTACCTGACGAGCAGCCATTTCCTGACGATCAAGTTCCAAACGCATAATCCATGGTGATGCACACTGACCCTGAGTTACTGAGAACTTTTCGTATGATGCGAGAATATCGCGATCTTCCTGGATTAGACTGTTAGTAGATAGAGGATTTGGATCATAATAAATTCGAACAGCTTTGGTGATATCGCGCAGAGTCGTTTTCTGAATTTCACGCTTCTTCGCGAGCGCTGAATCCTGAGACCCAGCAATAGTCTTGTCTAAGTAAACTACATTTGAAGGATTCTTGGGATTATGCGATACAGATAGAAGTTCAATAATACGTGGTACACCAGCAGTCGCATTGGCTTTCGCCGTTCCTGCCGAGTGGAAAGTGTTCAGTGTGAGCTGGGTAGTAGGCTCACCAATCGACTGAGCGCCAAGCGTTCCTACCATCTCTCCAGCATGAACCATGGACTTCACATACTTGAATGAAATCTCTTTAATCATCTCATCAAATAGATCACGAGTCAGGCGTAGATTTACAATAACCTTCTTTGGAGAAAGGAAGAATCGAAGTAGAATCTGAAACAGCTTATTGTGACGAATATTCTTTGTTTCTGACAGACGAGCAAGTTCATCTACCACATACCGTGGAGTCAAATCTGTCTTTACAGAGTACTTGTTTGCATACTTTTCCGTGAGACGCTTGAAATTTACTGGAGATGATACCTTCTCCTTTTTGTTGTATCGCATAACGTGCTTTACCATAACTTCGCGGTCAAGCAGGATCTGTTCAACATTATCTGGAATATCATCCGTTGGTTCTTTTAGAATAGCCGAGAGATCGCCTGGTGCAAGCGCAAAGTCGTGATAAATCTGTTCCATAGTCATAGTTGCAAGTGGACATACGATTTTTTCTACACATACTGAGTCAACGCCATCCCCACCATACCGGTACTGGATAACTCCGCCGTTTACGTTACGAACAGTGCCGTCGTACTCTACATGTAGATCCTCCATAGTCTTTACGAGCTTGCGCTGGATGTAACCTGAGTCTGACGTCTTTACTGCCGTATCAATCAACCCTTCACGACCACCCATAGCATGGAAGAAGAACTCTGCAGGACGAATGCCGTTAATGAAACTGTTCTCTACAAATCCGCGAGATTCCATACTGTCATCGAATCGACTGAAGTGTGGTAGCGTGCGATCTTGCAAAGTGTACTGAATACGCTTGCCTGCTACGAACTGCTGACCCAAAAGCGCCATCATCTGTGTAATATTCAGATCGCCGCCCTTCGCACCAGACTTTACCATCTGAACCATGCGGTTATCCTGGGGCAGACTGTTATTTACCGACTCACTAATCAAGCTATTGATCTCTTTTAGTGCGCTCATGATCTTGTTCTCGAGTTCCTCACCATCAGGACGACCTGAAATATTCGTAAAGGTTCCGCCGTGAACTGAAGACATGATATCAACAATCTTCTTCTTTCCATCTGCAATCGTCTTCTTAATAAACTCATCTGTCTCAATATTTGCAATTAGATCAGAAGCTCCAACAGAGAATCCAGAGTAGAGATTGTATTTGGTAACAATATTCTGAATATCGTTAATGAACTGTGCGGCACGCTTAGGACCGTAATCGTTATAAATTACGTGAATAGCACCCTCAGACGCTGCACCAAAAGCACTCTTACGTAAAACTCCTGACTTCAGTGTACCATTCTCTACTTTGATGGAACTATCAATATTTATCAGTGGAAATACCGTGGATATAACTTCCTTTCCGGTTAGTAGCCGATTCTGACGAGTATAGCTAGAAAGAGGTCGCTTCATCCGAGCCATAATATTCATAGCAATATGCTCAGGAATACGAACTGAATCCTTGGAAATACGGAACGAACCTGTCATCGTATCCTGGAAGATTTGGATAATAGGTGAAGCAAGTCGAGGCGAAATTATCTGACGAAGAACCGACGCCAAATATTTGAGCTCAGATGCCGCCGCAATACTTTGAGGAACGTGCATGTTCATCTCGTCGCCGTCAAAATCTGCATTGTAAGGGCGAGTCGCACTAACATTCAGGCGGAAAGTAGAGTATGGTAACACACGAATACGATGGCACTCCATAGATGCCTTGTGTAGAGAAGGCTGGCGGTTAAAGAGTACTACATCTCCATCGATGAGATGACGATGAACTGTATCACCATCCTTCAAATCGATCGTTTCCGGATTAATGAACTTCAGGTTGCATGACTTATTTTCCTCTTTGAGATGAACTGATTTAGCACCAGGATACTTGCCTGGTCCGTTACGAATGTAAGACATCAATCGATCACGGTTGTATCCAGTGACGGTCTCTGGAAATGTTAGGTTACGAGCAATCTCTTCTGGCACTCCAAGCTCGTCTAGGTCAATGTTGGCATCTGGGGTAATGACGGAACGCGCAGAGAAATCTACACGCTTTCCCATAAGATTTCCACGAACACGACCAGTCTTGGCTCCAAGACGAGATTTTAGGGTCTTAAGTGGACGACCTGAACGATTAGCAGAAGGACCTAGACCCTTGATATCATTATCAACGTATGTCGCTACATCAAACTGTAGCAGATCTAGGTGATAATTAATGGTCTGCGCCGATTCGCCCTTATCAATCTTATCGCGCAGACGCTGATTGTTACGGACAATATCGATAAGCTTATGAGTTAGATCATCTTCCATACGCTGATTATCTTCCATGATAACCGAAGGACGAACCGTGAGTGGTGGAACGGCAAGAACAGTGCAGATCATCCAATCAGGGCGGCTGAACTTGGGATTAAGTCCAATAAGTTCAACATGGCGATCCGTCATTCGCTGAAACGTTCGTAGAACCATTTCTGGCTGGAGGATTACCGGAGTAGCTTCTGAATCGTAGGTTGATGCTTGCAGAGTCGCAACAGTTCCATCCATCTTATCTACTCGCTTAATCGTTGGAGTTCCGCAATGGGGGCACGCCGAGCTTTCTTTGAGTTCCCTAGTTTTGTAGGCTGCTGTGCGGTCGCGAACAGCATTGAACCGGTCAATCCCCTTTGACATCGACTCAATCTTCTCGAGTTCTGCATCCATAAGGTAGGGATTTGAGCAATTCATGCATACAATTTGTAGGATCTTCTGAATAGGTTCAATAAATTGGTAAAGGTATACTGGTCTAGCAAGTTGAATATGACCAAAATGGCCAGGGCATAGAATGTTTGTTTGTTTACAGGTAGGACAGATCTTGCCATTCTCAATAACGCCAAAATGAGGATCAAATACGCCACCTTGAACTGGGAGACCTGCCTGGTTAGCCTTGTCCGTAATGACTTCGACTACACTTCTAGCAATGATTTCTTGAGGATTAGCGATACCAAATTGGACACCGATAATTGTATCTCCCATTCTTGTAATTACTATCTATTGTCTTTAGATTCTTCCATTTTTCATCAAAGACCACGAGAAACTTTTAAAGTCAGTTTCCAAAAATCGTCCTCGTTCAGAACGTTAACAACGATATACGATGGGTAATCTTCCTCTAATTTTAGAGTAAAGTTCTCAAACTCAGGCCCAAGTCGTTCATAAAACTTCTTCTTATCCTTGATCTTCATTCGTCTCAAGTCCTGAAAAATACGTTCACATAATTGAGCTGTCTTGTTTGGTTCCATACTCTCGTCTTTTAGAATACGAACAGCCTTATTCCACTCTTCCATTATGATTTCCTGCCAAAGAATAATATGAAAACTCGCCGACTGAAACTTAAATCAATTCGTAAATCACATAAACCTGAAAAGAAATGGGATGCTACTTTTGTCTATGCCGACGGACACCAAAAGGTAGTGCCGTTTGGCGCTGCCGGAATGTCTGATTATACAAAAAACAAAGATAAGACACGAAAGCAGCGATATCTAAAGCGCCATTCAGGAATGGGTGAGCAGTGGCAGAAGCCTGATACTCCAGGGGCCTTATCAAAATGGGTTCTGTGGAATAAACCTTCTTTCAAAGCCAGCGTCCAAGACTTTAAGAAACGGTTTCGGTTATAACTTTCGACGAATAATGACTTGTTTTAAAGTCAGTTGTCCATCGTAAATAACATCTATTTTATCTTTAAATTGGGCAAGAAACTTATCAATGCCAACCATTGTTTGCTTCCATATAGCGTAATAATCGTCAAACACAATATATCCTCCCACTTTTACTTTTTCTAACGCCATGATTCCATCAAGGTACACATACTCCGTTTCGTGATTTCCATCCACGAAAATAATATCAAAAAACTCATTAGCAAATGTTGGAACAATTGCATCAGACATTCCTCGCTTTACAATAAATTTACTTGTGTCTACAAGCTTTTCAATATTTGATAAGAATGTATTGTACCCAACTTCTTGTTGACCCTTGTATTCAGAATACTCATCATAATCTATCCATGGATCTACACAGTAAATTCTTGAAGCTGGATCTTTAGCGTATGATCTTGATATGAGTATAGCGTTTCCACCATCTGCAACTCCAATTTCAAGATAGTTAATTGGACCGCTAGGCATAGGAATATAAGGTCCCCAAACTTTCTCTGGAACTTTATTGTAGAAACGACCTACAAATCCAGGAATTTCTGGAATTGGATGATACTTGATTGATTTATTCATCCATGATAGACGCATTTACGATTAGATAAGGTTATAGTTTCAATGCAGAACCTCAAGACAAAGGAAAATAGAGTCAAAGAAGGAATACATATTCTGAATCAACTCCGAGAAGCAGGTGTATCGCAAACTTCAGCAGGATTTATGGATTTAAAAAGTCGAGTTTCAGAATGGGTTAATTCAGGAAAATCTTGGGATGGGCGTATTGAATTTCCAGAGTATGGTCGTTATGCTATGGTTGAGCTTCCAAAATCGGCAAGTGTTGTGGCGACATTAGCATTTAAGCGTATCCGTGGTATATAAGTCGGTGGGATACCAGAGTGGTCAAATGGGTCAGGCTTAAGATCTGATAGGTAATCTTTCGTGGGTTCGAATCCCACTCTCATCACCAACACTCATAGTTTAGTGGTAGAATGAGACACTTCCAATGTCTTGGCCCGGGTTCGATTCCCGGTGAGTGTATCCTAACATACTTTCAAAACTAAATGGCATTCTTTTATCACTTCCAAGCCAAGCTTTAGCATTAGCGTTAAAGAAATGAACATACATGAATATCACAGTTCCTATTACCAGTGAGTACCAAAGCTCCATGGTAATAAAAACGAATTTATTCACATAAATTAAACATACCGTAATGGAAGATCCTAAACCTCGTCGCGAAACAAAGAAAACTCCTAAGGAAAAGAATGGTGAGAAATATGGGCAGAAACATGTGCGTTTACTAAAACTTAGAGAATCTAAGAAGAAATAGTATAATGAGTTTCGATATAGTTATTCCGGTTGGTCCTAACGACTATGAAGTTTTTGATAGGCAGATTGAGTATACTAAGAAAAATATCATAGATTATCGTAATATTTATATCGTTTCTTCAAAAAATTACAATGTCAATGGATGTACATTTATATCAGAAGATGTATTCCCCTTTGATATGAAAGATGTTTCTGACATTCTAGGAAAATCGTCACGAAATGGATGGTATCTTCAGCAACTTATTAAGATGTATGCTGGACTAGTTATTCCGGATATACTTGATACTTATTTAGTCATAGATAGTGATACATTTTTTTTGAAGCCAACAACTTTTATTGATAATGGGATATGTTTATATAACATCGGACGTGATTATCATCATCTCCCATACTTTGTACATATGAATAAACTACACACCTCTCTGAGTCGTCAAACAGATAATTCAGGTATATGTCACCATATGATATTTCAGACGAAATATATTAAGGAATTATTCGCATTAGTTAATGGCGAGTTCTGGAAGGTATTTCTTGAAAATGTCGTAGATAAAGAAGGTTCAGGTGCGTCAGAGTATGAAATTTATTTCAATTTTATGTTAAAATATTATCCGTCGAATATCCGTATCCGCATCTTAAAATGGTATAATACAGGTAATTTTGAAAATCATTATAATGCAGATTATATTTCTTATCATTGGTATATGCGTAATAAACCCATACGGATAGGCTATTCTTTCCTTTATAATAAATGATTGCAAATTTTGTAAACTGTAAGACTCAACACAGTGTAGTATATTTAACATACAGTGCATCTCCCCATCCGTGTTCAGTCATGATTGTATTTGCACGACTAAATCCACGTTCTAGCAGAAACTTATCCAGCTCGCCAATAAGAGCACAGTTCTCGTATAGTTCTTTTTCGTTTACTTCTAAGTAGAGGGCTGTAGCAAACTTCAGAGATTCCTCTGCACCCTTAAGAGCTAAAAGCTCAGCACCCTGAATATCTAAATTCCAAAATGTGTATTGAGAAGCATCCAAATTATTGCGCTTGAAAAAAGTATCTACTGTTGTAGTTTTCATTGGCGTGTGTTTTACATACTCAACCCATGGGTGCGCCTGCAAATGTGTCTTTAAGTTCAAGACACTGGATGATTGGACATTATTTGATTCGTGAAATACTACGGTTTCATCATCCTTGTGGGTAATAACTGCTTGATAAACATTCGGAATACCTCTAGATTTTGCTTGGTCGACTTTACTTTGAATTGCATCTATCCATACAATCTTGTCACTAGAAACATCTAGGCTTTTGTAGAATCCTAGCTCTTCACAATCATGTGCGCCAATATGAAATACACCAGTAACCGATATCTTCATCATATCTAGAATTAACTTTACAGCGGCGGTATCAATCAACATTATGTTACTTTAGCAACCCTGTTAAAACTGTACGCTGCGTTTGCTGAATATCGCGTTTCTTGGTTTTGAATCCCTGTTTAGTTCGGCGGCAAGTTACTCCACGGTAAGATTTACGATCACATCCACTTGCATGGTACATTACACGAGCCACGTATCCGCGGTACGATAGTATTTGAGAATGTGCTGCTCGAGATAGAGATTTTAGAAGACCGTACATCCACTTTTGGTATTCCTTCTTACCTTGTAGTGGAACTGAACCATTCTTCTCTAAATATGCCTTAAATACTATTCGCAGCTTTTCAAAAGGGTATACTTCAGATAAATTATGTATGAATTCACGATGACGAGCCATATCTTCCGGTTCTGGATTATCAGGGTAATTCGATGCCATAGTGAATAGGAAATCACGACCTGGAACGGCGGTAGGTTTCATTTCTAAATACCGTTTCTTGACTTCCTCAAACGAGGGATCAGGACCTGGATCCGGAACTTCAGGATTGGAAGCACATTGAGTTCTGAGTTTATTGTTTACCATATTGTGGATCTCGTACAACCATTTACCTGGGTTCCCTTTCAGTGGATGCTGGGCTACATACTGAGATGTAGACTCTCGACAGTATTTGCATGGCAACATCTCCTTCATCTGAAGCAGAACCTTCTGGGGATTTGGAGAGAAAAATGCAATCAAATGAAACAATTGCCAAGCACTTGGGCCCCAAAAAAGGGTATTAAATCCCATATCACTACTCTTTACCGCAAAAAGATTTCTACACAAGGTTATAAATGAGCACTAATCATACAGTTATGACCTTTGCAGTTGCAGCGTATTTAGGTTTTTCGCTCAGCCAGTTCTTTGGATCCATAACGCGCGATCTAGTTACGCCATTCATAGCTGTTCTATTTCCTGGAGTTCAGCAGGCGGTAGGACAATATGTCTTAACGGTTGGCCCAATTAAGCTCAGCATTGGCGATGCTATTGGCGCGACCTTCAACCTACTCATTGCGTTTGCTGTAGTATCATTCACTCTACCATACCTTCGCGAGTATGCCCCAATGGGTGGTCGTAAGTAAAAAAACAATTACGGTCCAGTGAAAGTTATCAAATTACGGTCTATAATTAGCCTTCAATCTTGAAATTAGTCCATCCTCCTTTGTGATACTTTCCATAGGTCACTTCGACTCGTTTCTCCATGTCGGTTGGGGATAGACGGAGATCATTATCAATCATCCATTGCTTGAATATACGTTTCAGAGAAGTTCGATCAGTTGCCACAACTTCATCACCTTCAACGATTGGCGCAAGTTTCTCGCTCACAAACCTCGCAATTCCGTCGTTCTCGTTACGGTATTCCGAAGTATACTCCAGAACCTTCTCAGGCGGAGGAAGTTTACGCAAACCCTTGCCTTCCGTGAGAATATGTACAAGATAATTCAGGAATGGCGTTGCCCATTCTTTTCCTTGAACCGCAAACTGAATTGACTCATCCATTGGAAACTCATTTGGACCAGATGGTTTAGGTACAAACTTAGATGTAAAGTTGATCACGACCAAACGACGCCAAGTACCTCCGTCGGTAGTATTGATCTTAGGCTTATCGTTACATGCCAGATGAAACTTTGCCTGTACTTCAAACTCTGTACCTGACTTGAACAGATCACGAGCATACATCTTCTCACCTGAAGTAATTTCCTTCATCAATCCAGTATTCAGAGCAATAGACTCATCTGGTTCCTGCATGGTTACGAAACGCCTACCCTTGAGTCGAATAACTTCTGGAGCTGCATTACCTGACCCCTTACGCTTCTGAGTGAACAGAGAGATCGGAACAGTGCACGCATAATCGCCCAGAGATGTAGAGGTCAAATTCATAATCATGGACTTACCGTTAGAACCAGATCCAGTAAGAATATGAAACTTTTGGGCAGTATTACCACCTACAAGATTCGTAGCTAGATGTTTCATGAAGTATTCGCGAACTACCGGATCAGGAAGAACTTGCTTAATGAACGTATCAACTGCATTCCACGTATCATACTCGTAATACTTGCGAGATGCATCATAATCTAAGCCAGTTGAGAATGATAGATAATCCTGAGGTTTTCCGTCTCGAAACTCCATCTTTGTTAAATCCATAACGCCATTGTTGAATGCGATAAGGTCCTTATTTGAATCTACCAGCTTTGTGAACTCTTCATCGAAGAACAATTCACGACACTCTTTCATAACGTTATCCTTGAACTTGGTAGTCTTCAGCTTCGTATACATAAAGTTGAACTTATCACGTTGGGAATCCAGCTGGCAGTGTTCGCAACTACCACAGTCCTTCTTATTATCGCCAGTACACGTCAGAAGATTTCGCGTCTCCATCTCCATACTGATTGCAAGCGATTTCTTGAAGAACAGTCCAGCAATTTCCTTGGAAAGCTTCAGTTGGAGATTGATTCCACGATCAGTTTCGCGCCAAATATGTCCTGCCCACCGATACCATACATTCTTACCAAAATCACAGCAGATATAATGATCACGAAACTTGGCGTGAATGAGGGCAGCCACATCATGTTCAGTACCAGAACAGGCAACTATAATGAGTCGATCAACATTTCGAGACTCGATTTCGATATATCCTTCCTGACTATCCTCGCGAGACCAGTATCGTAGCGTACCTGCCTGTACACGATCTCCATCGTTACGGAATTTCAAACTTCCCCACATCGTATGACATCCTGCTTCGTCATACTTATCTTCTGCCTGCGCACTGAAGTCGAGGAATACATCTAGTAGATCAGGATGAATATTGAACAGACATTGACCTACTTTCTGCCACTGACCATAATCTACAGCCCTGCTTGGATTCATGTTCATCGCATGATCGCGATAATAGGTTCGATCATGTGGATCTAGAGGTGGAATAATAACTCGACCGGTTGGCGACGATCCGCGAGATCCAGGTTCACCTCCACGAATAGCCGGCCGGCCACGTCCTGGAGCTACCGCTCGGCCACCTGAAATACGAACATCGGAATACTGCTGCTTCAGTCCAGCATAAATTGTTTTGGCTTCCTCCGTCTGCGGAGTCTCGATACAATCATTACGCTGAAGCGATAATGTTCGCATCAAACTTACAGACGCCTGAGGAATCTCATCAATAATCTTTACTCCGGTCGGCGTCCATTCTACAATATACGAAACGAGATACGGTAAAGCATTCGGATCATTCTTACGTGAACCGTACAAGGTCCACGGACACGACCGATTCACAACATGCTCGTCATACACTTTATCCCATGAATCATTGAGAGGAAGACCCCCAAAGTGTTGATCCATAGTTTTCAAAAGATTACGACGAACACGCTGCTCGACAAACTTGTGTGTGCACACGCTGGGAACCACAATATGGATTCCGGACTTCTTCACATTCTTCTTGGAATCGATCGTCGGCTTACGCTTTTCCATGACATATATTTGAACACTTTGAGGGATTTCGAGATATTGACGAATTTCTGCCATATATGCTCCAATGAATGAGGTGACTTGGTCACGAGTATGCAGATGCTTCTCGACTTCACGAGAATATACGAAATCAAAATCAATGCGGAGAGGACCGATGTCTGACGATTTCTCCGTAAGGTATAGTTTCTCTTGATCCGTGATCGTTTCAATGTAAAGTTCATAAAATCGAGGTAGATCATCCTCTGGAATAAAGTATGATCCGCCAGCTAGCGAAGTATGTGTCCAGATACCATCAGCCTTGTGGTTATCCAGAAATTCACGTAGCTTGTCCTTGCTTGACATTCCGTAGTTGTTAGTCACAGAATAATTTGAGAGAATATCCGTTTTCATTTATTCGACGAACATTGAAAACAGGTTCCGTAAATTAGGTCTTCAAGTTTGAACAGTAACCAACACCGTCCGCAAACTTCGTACATTATATTGTAAAACGAATTTATAGAGAGTCTTGAAGTAAATAGTAAGTAATGAAGTTTTGTCCGGCTTGTCGCAATATGCTCTATCCTATCGACGAGAGCGTAGTGGATGGAACCAAGACTGCAGTGTTTTCGTGTAATAAGTG